GTGATTTTAAAGTATGGGGAAGGGAGTATTCCAGTACACCAGTTACTTATGGATCATCTGGATTTACTAAATGTGATATGTCAAAAGGTGTAATTGGAAACCCTGTACATTTTATAGCGATAAAAAATAAAACTCCATTTGTGATGGGTAAAAATACAGTAGGACAATTAGGCGATGGGACAACAACAGATAGTTTGACAACATTAATACAAGTAGGGGCAAGCACACAAACACTTGCAGTCGCTGCTGGTTATCAATCAAGCGCAGCAATTTATTAAACAATTCAACTGTCGAGAGACAGATAGAGGTATGACATGGCTGGATTCTTGCCCAATGAGGGAGAACATAAAATAGGGCAAATACTGTTTCAGACAGCAAACACAACCCTTATTCTTTTCACCAATTCCGCGCCGGATGAAACGATCACTTACGGCACTTTAGTCCAGCCAACTGGAGGCGGTTACGCGCCTATCACACTGGCTTATGGATCATGGTCTGGTGGTGCTGACGTGTTCAGTTACGCCACACAAACTTTCACGGCGGTTTCTACTGACTTCACCCCTGCCATTTATGGGTATGCGATTGTTACCACGGATGCAACGCCAATTATCCTGTCCTGTTACATTGATCCTAACGGCCCTTACACGATTACGGCAGGGTTAAGCTATGATATTACCCCTAGCGTGACAATAGCCTAATTATGGCAGCCGTAACGGGCAATACGTCCGTAACTGTAACTGGTACAGATGGCGGGTCATTTGCCAATGCGGCGATTGGCAGTTCGTCTATTACAGTCATTGGCACGGTCAATGCGGAATTCCATTATGCGGTAATAGGCGATTCGTCAATAACGATAGTCGATAATCCGACTGCTTTATTGCTGGGCGGTTATGGTAGCACTAATATTACCGCCTATAGTGAGGCATTCTCAGGTGCGGAAGGTACTATAGGGAATTTTCATACCGAGTTCTCAGGAACAGGTATAACGGATGAAGATGCGGTCGGAACTATTGGAAACTTCGATACTGAGTTTGTAGGAACAGGCGCAGAATACGGGACGATAGGGAATTTTAAGACAACCTTTTCAGGAACAGCCACAGGAACCGATGTTGTCACGACAACAACGGGAACCGGGCTTATTGGTAATTTCCAATCGGCTTTATCCGGTACAGGTGGCGAATACGGGCTTATTGGTAATTTTGCCAGCAGTTTCTCAGGTGTCGGCAGTGATATTGGTGTTATCACCGGAACAATAGGTAATTTTGGCAGCGTCCTATCTGGTACGGCTAACGGTTACAACGCCATTGTCGGGACGATAGGAAACTTTGGAAACGGGACTTTCTACGCTGATGGGACAATAGGTAATTTTGCTTCTACCTTTAGCGGCACGGCAACATTCACCCCGGTTACGCCACAAACCTATGCTTTAGTAATGAACATCAACACCAATGCCGTGACACGTTACACCAATTACGGGTTTATTAAGATTGTCACTATTAATTGGCATTACTATGGCGTTAAAGCTGATGGATTGTATTTGCTGGAAGGGACTACTGATTCAGGGACAGCAATAGACGGCAACATAACTACCAAAGAATTCGACTTCGGCACAAACCAATCCAAGAACGTCAGTTATATTTATCTTGACTCAGACACCACAGAGACGATCACGCCTTACATAGATACCGTAACAGGCACGGCGCAATCCTCACAATACAGCGGACGGCGGGTTAGGCTAGGACGTGGTACGCGTGGGCGGTATTGGAAGTTCAAAATCAGCACCATACAAAAACTTCAAGGCGTGGAATTCATGCCGGACTTGTTACAACGGAAGGTTAAATAATGGCAACTTCACCAGATACGTTTTTCGACAATGCACAGCTTAGGGCAAATAACCTAATTAGTGCGGCAAATTCAGCGTCAGTTGATTTGCAAACAGAAGTTGAGACTATCACGTCTGTTCTTGTAGACCCGTCATCAGGGCTATTGACGCTCGATATTACGGATGGCTTCCCTACTTTCTCAACGAGTGCTGACGACACAGCACCAACGCCAACATTTGTCCCGCCAACGATTATCCCTCCAACCGGGGCTAATTTACAATTGCCAGACTTTACTGGTGTTGAAGCCATAGAATTTCCAAGTGACGTACCCGAAGTGTCTACCGAAGGGCTGTTTGATTTTGAATTGCCAAGCACGGCGATTGCAGAGTTTACAGCGACAAAGCCTGATATGGAGATCAAGCAGCTGATCGACGAAATGGCGACAATAACCCGCCCACTAATGACAACACTTGAGTTCCCGACATTAAGTGAACTAAACATCATCGACATATCGTTAGAAAAGCCTGAATTCCTTGGGGATTTAAACCTTGACGAACTGACTATTCCTGATGAATACGATGTAAAATTCAAAAGCAATTATGCTGAGTCAGTTGAAGTATCAACCGCCGCTGTTAATGAACGTGTCAATGGGTGGATATTGGAGCAATCGCCTAGCTTTTTTACTATGCGGGATTCTCTTGAAGCGACATTAGTTTCAGCAATGTCAGAATCTTTCCTGGCAAAACCATACCGGACTGAATTTGAGGTGTTGCAATTTGAACGCGCAAGGGCAAGGGCGGTTAAGGCATCACAACAAGCCACTTTATCTATAATAAATACCTTTAACAGGAGCGGGTTTACTTCACCACCAGGGGCAATGGCGGCGGCGTTAAACGCGGTCAATGTTGGACTTGCAGAGAACACGGCAACAGCCGCCACAGAAATCTATGTGCAGACACGCGCCCAAGATATTGAACGATACAAATGGGTGATTGATACCGTCAATACGCAGATTAATGCGTTAAGAAGCCTGGCTTTGCAATATGGGCAATTAGAATTATCAGTTTTGCAATATGCGGCAAGCTATGCAACGGCTTTTGTTGGCAACCTTATCCAAGTCTATGACCATAAGCTAAGGCGCAGCTCTGGAAGGGTTGAAGTGCTTAACGCCTTTAACCAAAAGTTTAGCAATGATATATCCATTTCACAACAACAGCTTGATGCAAAAAAACTGGAACTTGAACAAAACAGGTTAGGGTTTGAAATTGAAGCCGCCGATGTTGATAGGACAAGTAAGCAGATTCAATATCTTGAAGCACAAGTGTCTAATTATGCAGGACTGATTGATGCGATAAGTAAGAAAGCATCACTTGAAGAGCTTAAAATAAAGATATTTGAAACTGAAAAAGAGGTTTATTTAGGCCATTTACAAGCCCAAGAAGCCTCATTCAATGTTTATGGCGCGGCTATGTCAGGCGATGAAAAGAAACTGGAAGGTGAGTTGGCAAAACTTAAGGCATTTGAAGGGAAACTTGGCGCGGCAACTGCAAGGCTTGAAGCGCAACGGGTTAAATTGTCAGCGGCTCAAGATTATAACCAAAACTCTTTGTCAGAACTTAGCAGCAAAACACAACTGTACGAAACTGCTTTGGACACGTCACTTAAGACTTTTGAAGCCGGAGTGGAGCTTAAGAAATTATCCGGTCAAGTGTACCAAACCAGATTGCAGGGTGATATTGGAGTTTATAATACCAAGAGCAATAACGCCCAGATACTTAAAGACTTGTTATTAAAACAGTTCCAAGGCAACACCGATGTTATCATTAAGAAATTGGGCGTTAATATGGAAGGTTACAATACGATTGTCCATGCTCTCGAGTCTATCGCACAAGGACGTTTCCAAGCAGCATCGGCTGCACTGCAAACACTAGGGGTTATGATTAGCCAAGCGGCATGATGAAATTCAACGATAGCTTAGATTACAGCTTTATTCCTATTGGTGATGCTGGGGAATGTGCCAAGCATCTTAACAAGGCGGTAGGTATATTGGCAGGGATATTGTCACGACAAAAAGGCATGACATCCTTATCATTGAAGTTTGACGAAAACACGTTTGTTATCATCAGGACACGACCCAATATCATCATGATACAAACAGGTGGCGTGTTCATAACGTTTGTAGACCCAACCAGTACGGTATCATCCACACCAGACCCGTTGTTATCACCATACCAACCTTGCATCGACCGTTACCTGTTTGACCGATACGACCATTTCAGCAAATACCCAGGCGATACGGCGCGTGACCCTATTTATTCTGGAGGGCATGGGGCTATTGAATATAAATCGTATGTTAGCAAATCACCGACTACAATAAGAGACGCAGAAGTTTTTATATTAGGCGTATCAGACGCTAAAACAACAGCTAAAATTTCAGCAAATTTAACTCGTTATCAAGGGATTAGCCAAAATAAAGGTGATTGGTATAACAAAACAAAAGCAGTTAGTTGGACTGGGGATATGATTTATATTGCAGGATGTTATGGACAAATAACATTAGACAGACAAAGTGATGAACAGATTGTAGCCTGTTGTTTGGCTAATAAATCAATAGGCGTTGATGCGTCAGGTATGGATGCAACACAAATAGCATATGTTGCAATGGTTATCACTAGCCGTATATCATCAGATTCAATCCTTGTTGGTGAAGGACGTGAATTAAGAAATGATATTAGGATAAAAACCGCCGTATTTGAAAAGCCGATAGATTCTGTTTATACGGTTAATGCTTATAATGAAAGGAACATAAGGAACAGACCGTCATCAGAAGCTCTTTATATTGGGACAATCATGTTTGGGGTAGCGATTGATATTATAGATATTCCAACTAATTTTACCCAAAATGGAAAACAAATAGCAATTCGATATATTACATCGACATATACTATCCCTTACCCTGGAGCAGTGGTAACTTTCCCTACATTTACTGTTGATATAATGACGTTTTCAGATGATTACAGTAGTGAAACGACACAGACTGTTTTTACTAAATTAGAAAACAATGATTATCCCAATGATTCATGGGAAGCTTTAGAGCATTATACCGATGTAGTTCCTGATGGGAACATATTTGCTATGATTGATTCAAGTGGCGATTGGTTTGTTGAAGGATCATATGGGCTTGAATATAAGGCATTTACCGTACAGTTTTATTCATTATGGCACTTTGACTCAATGGATTCAAAAGATGCAGTTGCCATGCTTGAGCTTGGGGTTATTAACGATACGTTATACGGGAGCAAAAATATTGTTCCAGACGCTTATACCACGCCAACTTGTAGCGGATGCCAGATCAATGTCGGGTATTATTCAGTAAGGTTTGGTGTTTATTTTTTCACTGTGCATACGTTTAGAACTGAAAAAAGTGGCCTATGGTATAATCCAGATTTTACACATAACCAAAATTATAAGGTAATATTACGGCAAAAGGGGATTAACAATGAATTATATAGCCATATTTTCCCAGAGATATTTAAGCCAGCATCAGGCCCGGCCGGAACAAAATTAATATACCCATTAACTAATTCTTATTTACAATTATACCCAGTTAGGTCAATTAATAACCAATGGAAGAATACCGATATAATCCCAGATATGAATTATGAAACAGAGACAGGGTTTAATTGGATATTGACAACAGGCAGGTATCATCCTGCAAACTTTAACTTGGCGTCAAATGATAAGGTATTGATTATTTGTGGTGAACTTAGCGATGTTAATGGAATAGCATATCCTGCTGATCCATTGCCAAACCAAGCTGTTATTGATTTGTCGCATACAGGTCAAACACTGGTAGAATACACACTTAAGGTAAAGCTGGACATAAATCCTGATAACCAAGATTACATCTATGAAAATGGACGCATTGACACAATGGATATAGCCTATCCTATTATTGGTGAAACTGATTATTTATTGCTTGATCCACCTTTTGGGATGTATGCAGTAGGCCCTGGTAATCCTGCACATATTGAACCTTATGAAGTTGGCGTAGCACCTTACCTAGTTTACAAAGTCCACCTACCAATGTCAGTTACGCACTTGTGAGTATTCACATGAAAAAAGTTACACAATGTACTTATTGCCCATGCAGCAAATCAGATTTTGAGAACGGGGAATGGTGCATGTTAGGTTATAATGTATTTATTTCACATAAGAACGGCGAGTCTTTTTACAGTTCTGATAATTGCGGACTGGAATCGGTTAAATATGCTGGTGGTGAATTTATAAAGCCAGAACCTATTGAAGTAAATTAACAAATTTTCATGCCGGGAGGCATCTATGGCTACACAACCCACACAACTAGGCGTTAAAAAGAAACCTATGTTTAACCCATTGCCTGAATTAATGGCTAATCCTGTGCAACAAACGCCAATCCTTAGCCGTGGGTTATTTGACGCGACTAACCCTCCATATATGCCAACACAACCCACACCAAAAGCAAGGGGCGCAAGGATGGGGACTGATAGGGCAGGGCAACCAGTGTTTGCTGATCCGTCAATTAACCGTGCTGGACAACAAGTAAAGCCCATAGGCGGATCGGTATTGGATGGTATTACCAAGCCTATTGGGAATGCTTTTAATAATCTGACTAAAAGTGAACCACCACAATTAGGCCAACAACAAACAGCACCAGTAACACCCATTGCTTCCGGGCAACCAGCCGTTGCGCCACCAGCACCAATGCCAAGCGATAAAGAACTGCTTGCGATGGCGAATGTTTCAGACACCGGAATACCGTTCCAGCAAGACACCACTGGGAAAGTCAATATCACAAACCCTGACGGTTCTGGTTACGGTACAATCGACGCGGGAAGCCCTGAAAAGAACGCGGCGTTTGCTGCACGTTTACAGGACGGCAAAGGAGCAATGTACAAAGGCGGTGGACTACCATCAGCAAGACCAGAACAACAAACCCAAGCATTGCCACAATTACAGATGCCAACCCAACAAGGTGGCGGCACAAACCCGATTGACGACGAGATAGCGCGGACGCTTGACATGCTAGACCAGAACCAACCTGACAGGTTCGATTCAGTCGGTACGGTGATAGCCAAAAAACATGCCCTGAGATCAGGGGCAGAAAGGTTGAATGCTTTGCAAGGTATGCAAGGAAATAGGCTTAAAGCGCAGTCTGAGGATAGGCAGTTTGGTGCTAACATGGGATTGGCGCAACAAAAGTTACAGTCTGATTACCTGAATAACCAAACCAGTAATCAAACTGAATTGGCTAGGGCAGAAATGGAACAGGCCAATAATGACAGGAATTATGGGCTTGAATTGCAAAAAATTAACCAGCCTACCTTCACGCCGATTTATGAATCTGGTTTTGATCCACAGACGCAAATGGAAACAAAAAAGCTAAGTGGCGGGTTCAATACAAAAACAGGATTGCCAGTATTAAATTCTAATTCTGGTAATGACAAAGACCAGCAAGATTTTATGGCAGCAATGAGTTTGGCAAAGGACGACAAGGCAAGGCTGCATTTATTACAACAACGGCATCCAGAGTATTTTAGTAATGGAAAATAAATACATCCAGTCATTAAAAAAGCAATTTCCAGGTGAATATGATAATGCCCCAGAAGATATTGCGCCGGATAATAAATATATTGCATCGCTTAGGGATTACGAAGAAAATTCCAGAAGCCGGACTCTTGGCGGAACGCTTGGGGATATTGGCGTAGCTTCTTTAAAAGGTGCTATTGAGCTTCCACAAGCTCTTGTAGGGCTTGCTGATATTCCCACTGGCGGACGTGTTGGGAATGCTCTCGAATCAGTAGGGTATAAACCAAAGCAAGCCCTACAAACGCTTGATACTTTATATTCACCAGCACAACAATATGCCAATAACCAGGTACAAAATGCCGAAGGATTTTTCCCAACACTTGGCGCAATAGCACAGAATCCATCAACCATTGGTACTGCGGCTTTAGAATCTTTGCCTTCTATGGGCGGTGGCGGTGTCATTGCAAAAGGAGCCATGAAAGTATTGCCTAAAGTCCTTCCGAAGCTATCAACAACAACCGGACGTATTGCTTCCGGTGCGTTTGGTGAAGGAGCTATATCGGCAGGGTCAACAGAAGAGCAAATCCGTGGTGAAACTCCAGATAATCTGACAACCCCAACGCAATCAGGATTAGCGGCGTTAAGTGGGCTAGGAACTGGATTAATAGGCGGGTTAAGCGGGAAGATAGCCAATAAATTAGGTATTGCCGATATTGACACGCTTGCTGTAGGAGGAACCGGAAGGACAACAAACCAAGGGATTTTGTCTAGTATAGGCAAAGGCGCGGTAAGTGAAGGATTATTGGAAGAAGCCCCACAATCAGCCCAAGAACAAGCATTACAAAACATTGCATTAAATAAACCTGCATTACAAGGCGTAGGAAACGCGGCGGCAATCGGAGCAGTAACAGGCGGAGTTATTGGCGGCGCAGTTGGCCCATTAACCAGGGCGGCAGAACAAACACAACCAATTCAACCAACAGAACAGGACAATGGCGGAAGCAATACAAACGGCGTTAATGTACCAGATGGCGCATCTATCTCAACTGGAGTGGGAGCTAATGAACAACCCCAACCAGAAAGCGCACCTACAGTTAACACAGAAGCTAAAGGAGCAAACACAGGGGATATTGATAACGCTGGAGTCACAGCCGGAGCTGATGAATTAAAACCTTATGAGCCAAAGTTCGATGCCGAACATATCACGTTTGGTAACGGCACTAAACGTAAGGCTATCGACACCTATAACACACTTCTTAATGCCAATGGTGGCGATGCACAAGCCGCAGAACAGACCACAAACAACATTATCCGCCAAGTCAACGCCACACTAGGATCAGAAAATGCCATACGTCCCACCGGAATATCAGGAAAAGATAATAAAGCATCTACAGGAACGGGTGAAGGAATTGGAAACACAAGTACAATTCCTGGAAGCGATGAACAGGGACGAGACACAGTTTTACCTAGTGGAGGAACTGGAAGAGATGTTCCTAGACCATCAGGAGAACCCGCAGCAAATGCGGATAATAGATTCGGTGGAGATACATTAGAGCCAACAGTAACACCAGAAAACCCAACAACTGAAACCCAACCAACCACAGAGGCGCAACGTGAAACCACAAAAACAACCAATGAAACCAATGCCGAAACCAAAGGGCAAGAAACCCTGCTAGGCAAACAGCCATCGGAAACGGTGGCTAAACCAATTCCATTTGAAACGCCAAAGTTTAAGGCTGAAATCATCAATCCTGCCGTAGAAGTAAAAGGCAAAAAGATGGTTCGCGTACAGACAACCCATGTTAATGACAATGGCAATTGGGTTGAGAAGAAAACCCAGCAACGCAATATAACCCCGCAAACATTCAAGGCAATTTATGGCAAAACAATTGAAGAGGTACAGAATCAACCGGACACTGGCATCAATGCGCCCGTTTCTTTGGACGCACAAACGAAATCAAATAACAACGAAACTGGAAATATACCAACGGAACAGGTTTATAGCGGAACTACAAACAAATATTTCTCAGACTTAGGATTTACACAACCTGAAATAGACGAGATCAGCCAAGCCAAAAAAGAACCAGCAAAAGTTAAGGACATTACCGGGTGGGCGCGTGGACGGTTTGGCAATGCGCGGATAAAAGGCGTTGATTTTGAAAACAAGCCAGTAACCACAAACCCAATTGCTTCTCAAAGTGCGCCAGTCGTTGAAAGCCAACCAGTTGAACCGTTACCAATAGACGGCTACTCACAGGTTAGAAAAGGTACTGATGGAAAGTTCAGGGTATTTTATCGCAGCACAGGAAATGAAGTGTTCCCAGGTAAAACATTCGACAAGACTTCGGATGCTAAGAAACACTTAAAGGCTGAACGTGATAAATCACAGAACCCATCCGAACCAATTAAAGATAATGCACCCAAAAATGAAACAGTAAGTGCTGAATCTGTAAAGGGAAATAAGGTTGTTGTTAAAGATAATGAAAAGGATGTTTCAAGTTCTGTTCAACATAATGGCATGTTCACAAATAATGAACAGACCAAAAAAGTGAACACGGAAGCACCAAAACCAGATGATTATGCAACTGCATCAGAATATCATGCTGCAAAACTTGAGTATAAAAAGAACGGCGGTCAGGTAACATCAGAAAAATCAGGTAAGTTAAACGAAATAAATAAAAAAATAACGTCCAATGAAAAACGTGTACAGAAGTTAATTAATGAGAACCAAGGATTAAGGCCGGAAGCAATAAAAAATAATGCGGTAAGAAATATAACTAAAGACCTTGAGGATTTATATAACGAACGTGATGCGCTACTTGAGAAACCTACGGAATCCACACACATCGAAGGCGATGGAATTGAGCGTGTCAGCAAGGAAGTGATAGATGACTCACTTGGTAAGGCAGCAAAGGCAAACGACAAGAAATCCTTAAACAGCAAGAAGGAAATGCAAAAGTGGCTAGTCGGTAAAATTGACCAGGCCATAGCAGAATCTAAGGACGTTCCAATACCATCAGTTTATAACGATGACAGAATAGGTGAATTGCAGGATGAACGGAAATCACTTATTAGTGAACTAGAAAAAGGCGATCCATTCGAGAAAGGGAAAGATGTAATACCTATCCGTAACAGGGTCTCTGAAATAGGTAAGGAAATACAACAAATACATTCAAAACAAATTGGCGAAACCGTTGGACATGTTATTTTTGACGTTCCCGGTGATGGCAAGTTTAAGGTAACTAACACCAAGGAAAATTTGGTAAGTTTCAAGAAAAAGGTATTGGCAAGTGAATGGTTTAAAGAAGCAAGGAAGCAGACAGACATTAGGCAAATCCCATTTTCAAAACGCCAATCCATAGCCGAGTTCGTCAAAGATAAAGAATATGCCAATGCGTACTATGCCGCCGAAGCCGCAGGGACAAGGTTAGGGTTTGGTTCAACACAAAAAGAAGAGCCTATTATTTATGTTGATGTTGAACCAGTTGATCTGATAAAAGGCAGGGAATTGTTTGTAGGCCGTAGCTTTGACAGTAAAGGCAAATCAGCATGGGTTGTTATTGATGAAAACTCAGGGATGCGGGTTTCAGCTATAGAAGGCGATAAAAGCAAAGAAACAGCTATAAGCAATGCCAAAGAACAAATTAAAACCATAGGTGATAGGCTTGAATCGGCACTTAAATCAGCCGAATCAAAAGGTAAAAACCAAGAACAGATGTTGGCATGGTTTAAGGATAAATATGGGATTGAAGAAGATCAGCCAGAAGTAAAACAAGCAAAACCTGAAAAAACAGAAGAAACTGAAAAAAACAAGGAAAAACAAACCTACACGCCACCAGAAAACCTGGTTAAACTATTCGAATCAGCGCCCAAAGGCCAAGCTAAATTCACCAGAGAAGCTTTATCGGGCGTTGACAATTCGGAACGTGTACAATATGTGCAGGAGAATTTTCTGGATATTATCGGAAAGCTTGAGGATGATGGCAAGCTTGTGATGAATGGGGATTGTCCGTAATTTATTATGGGATTGCAATCCCCTATAAGGTATTCAGCAATACCCTATAAAAAACTTAAATAATTGCCATATTCAGTGAAATATTATACAATGTATATTTAATCATTTAATAGGCAAGAAAGATGGAAAATTTAGTAGAGTTATATCAAGGAAAAGAAGCAAGAGTTAGCACATTTGTTATATGGGCTGGGTTTGGGTATAAAGAACACAGGACATTAAAAAGGGTAATTGAAGATAACCGAGAATTGTTAGAAAAATATGGTTCTATTGAGTATGGTTCCGATAACAATACAGATAAAAAGAAGGCTGGTGGACAAGACAAAAGCTTCTTTTTAAACTTTGAGCAGGTTCTAGTGTTATCTGCATTAACAAAAAACACGCCAGATACAAAATCAGTTAAAGCTGGTATTGTTTCTAAGTTAATTGACGGTATGTCACATGCGTCATTGTTTGCAATTATTGATTTAATAAAAAATATTGATGTATCCGACTTAGAAGAAGATAAATTTGTTTATGTTGCAAAAGAAGAAAATTCAGGAAGATATAAAATAGGGATAAGCAAAAACCCAGAAGAAAGAATAAAGAATCTAAATATTGGGAATCCAGAAAAATTAATTTTAGTTCATGCGTATTTGGCAACAGAGCAAAATAATATGTCTGAAAATCTAGCCCATTCAGTTTTTAACGAACATAGATTAATGGGCGAATGGTTCAAAGAAAATATTGATTTAACGCTACTTCCATCATATTTTGATTCACATAAAGAAGAATGTTGCGATTGCCAATGCAAAAGCTGTAGTGAGTTTAACGAAGTGCTTAATGCCGTAACTGATAATATGACACCGTATGAAGCCTTAAATGCAATTATTGAAAAAATGGGTTTTAAATACGGTAAGGCCAAAGAGTATGTAGAAATACTTGTTGATTTAGGTAATATAAAATAGCAAAAGCCTTGTAATTGAAATACTGGAAAACAAAAAACTTAAACAGGATAAATAAAATGGCAAAAGCAAAAGATGTTATGTTTGGCGGTGGAGTATGTGGGCTTGAAAATTTTAGTAACACTGATATTGAATGGGAGCCTGTAAAAATGTCAGACTGCAAAGTTATAATTGGCAGAAATTGTGATTTTGGTTATCTTGAAAAACAAACCGTGTCAGACGACTTCATAACATTTTGCCAGACCGGGAAATATCCTGAGCAAAAGGAAGAAAACGAATACATCCATAATGTCAAAAACCGGTTGCGGGCATGGCTTGGTGACGACGATGGATTAAATGTCTATGCGCTAATGGAGTTGGCGGTTGAAATATCTCCAATACAGAACCCTATGGACGAAATTACGTTCCCTGAATGCGTCTTGTATGAAGTGCTGGATGTGTTTGAAAGTGATCCAAAACGCATAATCAACAATACTCCACGCTAAACCGGAACCCCAATGACCTGCACCTATAAATTCCAAACCCCACAAGGCGAAGTCACACTGACGGGGCAGTCGCAAATGAAAGCCTACCTAGCCGATGTGGGATTGGAAGAGCTTGGGTATAAGCCGGAGGGTGGGTTTCCTTGGGATGCTAAATCATCAAAAAAAGATGATGGCGTATTATTTTCAAAAGAATTGCCTGAAAAATCATTGGCGATAATACATAACCTTTCTCTTGATAATTTAATACATTCTGATAAGTTTGGAGGAATAGCTGCACCTAGTGTTGCCGTAGTTAATAAAAATCATCCTATGTCAGGATTTGGCGAAATAACTTTAGTTGCCAATAAAGATACATTAGGCCCTCATGTAAGCAAAAAAAACAAATATTTTAACGCGGATATATATTCTCCAAGGTATCCAAGTATAAATTATATTGTTGAAGATAAAGAATTTACAAAATTTATTAATGGGTTATCTGATAAAACAAAGAAACTCCAAAATCAACTATCAGGACGCGCAATATCAAAAAGCGATATTGAAGATAGAGGTATTATAAAAGGACTTGAATACAGTATACCTATGCGTTATGAGTTCTTATTAAGTCAAAATAAAGCCCCCGCATTTACATTTGTTGAAAAAACAATAATACCAAAATCATTGCAAAAATATATTGATAAAGCAGGTAATGATTATTTTATATCACGCGATGATGATTTTAAAAAAGCTTCTGTAGATCAATATAATTCAGATATGTCATCAGTTGACGAAAGTTTATTGATAAAAGATATGGATAGCAGGGAAGCAAGAAGCATTGCATCAAATACGGCTGAAAGATTAAAAATAGCGTACAAAGAAAAAAAAGAAGGAAGATTAATAAACATTGGTGACTTAGATAAAAAAATATCTGAAAAAGTAGATGAAAATAAATACAAAGCATGGTTATCAGAAAATTATTCTCATTTAATCGACAAAGAAAGAATATTTGATGGATATACAAATAGTGGCAATAGAAGATATTTAGACCATAACCTTGACAATGTTGTTAGGATATTAACCAGGGAAGTTAGAGGCGGTGAAGGTTTTAATTATGGTGTTCCATCAATACGCGCACATGCAGCAAAACAATTTAAAACAATAAAATCATTGCAGGATAATAAAGATAGCCTTGTTACAAAAAAGGTTATGGAAGATTTGAAAAAAGAAGTTAATGATGAATTTAATCAAATATCTGAAAGCTTAAGCAGATATGCAAAATATTCAACAAATGAAGCATCAGAAGCTTTATCTGGTTTAGCATCAAAAGGTTATCGAGAATTTAGGGAATATTATGACAATGTACCTACTGATGTTATGCAGGACGTGGTGTCATTTTTAGACAAATTAAAACACATGCCTTCTGAATATTTTGAAGGGAAAATAGGAAGGGCTGTAAGTATAGGTGAATTCGAGGCCGCAATTGTTCCTAAAGGGAAAGAATACGAAAATGCAATATCCATACTTAAAAAACATGGAATAACAAATATTAAGCGTTATTCCAATGATGAAGGAAGAAGTGAAGCGTTAAAGAAAATAGATAATTTGCTGTTTCAAAAAGATAAATTACTAAACAAAGGCTCTACCACAACCCAAGTCCACGAATGGCTAACCCCACGCCAGCGCAAGATGGTAAGTAGCGGTGTGCTTAAGGTTGTGCAGTCGGTTGGAGATTCGCCACATGATTCAGTTAGGGCTTCCGAAATTGGCGGAATACAAGGATATTACAACCGATCAGAAGATATGGTTGTTATCATAGCCGACTCAATTCCTAGCCAAGCCGTATTGCAAAGCGTACTAGCACATGAGTTCTACCATCGTGCAGAAAAAGTTGACACGTTATTAAGGTCACAGTTAAAAAAACTAGACAATCGGTTATCAGTACATTTTAACATGGCTTCAAAGGGGATAGGCTCTGAAATAGAACTAAAGGCATACAAGCGCGTTATGTCCGCAGAAACTTTCTTAGAAGATCAAATTTCAGAGTATAAAGCATATCTCGTAACCGAATATCATAACAACCCTGAAAACTTCAAAGGCACAATCCTGCAATGGATTAAAGACCTGTACCATGCCATAAGAGCCGCGTTAATCCGCCAAGGCATCATGCCATTCACCATCACATCAGCCGACCTTAACCAGTTAGTGGCCTATGGGTATCGTGAGCCGTCTAGGCGTAGTGGTTCTGGTCATATCTTAGCCAGCCAACAAGCAGCAAGATTCTATTCAGCACTTCGCCGTGCATTCGTTCAAGCCCCTGAAAAAGTCTTTGGTAATCCCGTGCAAGTTAAGGCATGGATAAACGGCAACGCGCCAAAGTATGATGTTAAGAAAGACGAGATTTATTGGAGTGGGTTAAATGAATTTTTAGACTTGCAACAAGGCAAGATTACCCGTGACGATATGCTTAACTTCCTTGATAAAAATGGGGTGCAGGTTGAGGATGTTGTTTTGGATGACATCAATGGATTTAATCCAGAAAAAATCAGAAAAGAGCTAGAAGAAGAGATTTTAGCAGATGCTTCACAATACGATTATGCTGACGGAGCATATTATTACGACATTATAAAAGAAAAACGATATGAAATAATATCAAAAATAATGGATTCTGAGGAAGAAATTGAAGATGAAGATGGTGATGTAATTGGGTATAAATATACTTATGATGGCGAGATAAAAGAAATTGATGATAATGACGAAGATTCGATAGAAAGTGCGTTTGATTTGGACGATGAAACCATATTTAATATGATTGATAGTGAAGAAATAGAATCTTATGCTCAAGAAGCACTAAAAAATTCTAGTGATTATATAGATCAGGAAATAAGTAATAGAAAAGAACAATGGGAAATGGATCATTATGACGATGATACTGGTTATACAAAACATAATAATGAGAAACTAACACTACCAGGTGGAAAAGACTACCGCGAGTTAGTAATAACCATTCCAACAGTTGAAAAATACAACGAAAACGACGAAATTCATTTTGGTTTGGTAGGCCAAGGCCGTCAAATATTTTGGGTACGCCACAATACCCGTGGGGACTCTTTGTTCTTGGAAGAGATGCAATCACAGAGGGGTAGCGATGGACGAACTAAGGGTTTTAAATATAAAATAGAGCCATTAAATCCTGGCAACTTTATGGATTGGATGCAAGATAATAAAAAAATTCAAGATAAAGAAATAATTAAAAGCGCATTTGGGGATGAAAATAATGTTTATTTCTCTGAATGGAAAAAAATTAAACAGAAATATCATGAAAGACCTATAACTCCACCAGCACCATTCATAACCGACAGCAACAACAAAGCCACAAACGCATATATCACACTTGCATTGAAAAAAGCCATCTCACAGGCCGTTGACGATGGGTTAACAAGCGTTTCTTGGACAACTGGTAGTCAGCAAGCGGATAGATATGACCTAAGCAAACAAGTTGATAGTTTGCAATGGATTGAAGAAAACTCATATCTTAGGGGATATAAAAATGACAGTCAATTAATTAACCAAGAAGGGGTTACAAAAAATAACTTGGCTGATTATGTTGGGAAAGATGTTGCTGATAAATTAATAAATATGCAAGCTGATGAAAACGGAAGCAGAATTATTGATGGAGAAGCTTTACAAGTTGGTGGCGGCTGGACGCAATCCATGTACGGAAACGAACAAGGCTTAAACGCCCAAGGTAAGCCATCCCTTATCATGCAATCCGCTATGGAAATTGCCCGTAAAATGGGTGGTGAAGTCAAATCCATTAAGCTCAATACCGGGATGCAGCCAGCGTTAATCATTACGCCACAAATGCGAGATAAGGTGATTAATGAAGGGATGCCGTTGTTTAGTAAAAATACTGGGCAAAAAAACAACGACATCAGGTATAGCGTAGCTGAAGATGATAGCGGAATCTATGACGATTCAGGATTCAACACGCCAAGTGTCGGTAAAACCCTACTGAACAAAATAAACAAACTTGCCGACAAGGCGCAGCGACAAACCTATGGGGCATTGACAGTACGGCAGTTAGCCACTATCGGTCGTAATATCATGCCTCAGCTCAAAGAGTTTGGGGGCTACCTGCAAAAACGCGAGGCATTGCAAAACCATATTAAGAACCAGTCAGGACAGTTGCTTGACCAATATTGGAAGAAACTCGACAAACTGACCTTACATCGCACTAACAAACTGATTAACGATTCTTCATTGAATGACATCAATGCAGCTAAGGCATGGGAAGGCGTAGAGAAAACAGGCGACAAATACACGGCATGGACTCAGAACGCTTACGGTGAGAAAGGCCGTGAGAAAGTTGGCACAATAGCGGCTAATTTAGGCGGTACAATCATCGGCAAGACAAAGGTTACATTTGATAATGAAGAAACTGCAAAGCGTTTCCTTGAGCAAATAAAAGGCCTTCGTGTGGCTAATACTGACAAGTTGAGAAAAATCCAGCACGTTATCGAACAACGCCGATACAACGCCTTGCCTGACAAAGCTAAACATATTTACAACGAATCTTATAAACAATTGGATGAACTGTTTAACAGGCGTATGTCCGGCCTTGAAAAACGTATTGAAAACGCGATTGATGACAATAGGAAACGTGCCGCTTTTATCGCTGCCATGCGCCAGCAGTTCGAGTCCAACAAGATGAACTGGTACTATGCGCCTTTGTCACGGTTTGGGGATTATTGGCTGTACGGGATTAAAAACGACAAGAAGTTTTTCCAAACTTTTGAATCACCACAAGAACTTGCCACTGCTAAGGAAAACTTTGACGGGCAATTGATTGGAACCGGGTTAAAGGTTGAAGGGCTGGAAAAGCTTGATACGGAAATGGTCGGGGAAGGTTTTATAGCCAATGTCCAAAAGATGCTGATAGAAGCCGAAGCCCCTATCGAATTGCAGGATGAGATTTACCAGATGTTCTTATCCACACTTCCTGCCGTGTCCATGCGTAAAAATGCGATACACCGAGAAGGAGTGGCGGGTTTCGAGCCTGATGCCATGCGTTCATTTGCCAATGCGGCATGGCATGGGTCTAAACAATTGTCAAACTTGGTCTATAACGCGGATATGTCAACGCTATTGGCAAACGCTAGGACAGCTATCGACATGGCAGCAAGCACCAGCAAAAAATCCGAAGTAGTCAACGAAACAAAAGCGGCTCAAGAACTTAAGGACAATTGGGCTGATTGGACGATGGCTAAGATTGAGCAGAAGATTGAAAGCGACCCTACCAATAAGCAATATAAAGACATGCTGAAACTACGAAAACAGTATGATTCGATGGATGTTGCTGATGTTAATCAAGTGCTGGATAGGTTGCTGTCAAAGAATAATTTACTGATTGAGTCGGCTGAAAAAATAGCCTCACAAGAAGGCGGACAAATCCAAGCATCAAAGATAGTGAGCGAGCTTAACCGTGCTTATGAGGATATGCAAAAGCCAGGATATAGCCCAATAGCAACCTTTTTGATGCAGTTTAACTTTATCACGATGCTTGGATTATCGCCGTCGTTCTTCTTGGTTAACACGTTACAAACTCCAGGTGTCGCCATGCCTAGGTCATTCGGTCGGTTTGGCAATATCGGTAGGGTTAATGCTGAATACGGAAGGGCTTATAAGGACTTTATGGATTCAGTGATACACTTGCGTAAAGACGAGTTCGGAAACCTTTCCATGTTGGCAACATTACAACATCAGCATGACACGGCGACAGATGCCATTAAAAGAGCTAACCTAGCCAGTGAAATAATCATCCTGAAACGCTTTATGGATGAAGGCGATGTGGACAATACAATGGGATATGATCTGATAGGCATATCGGAAGAAGGCATAGCACAAAGTGGCGCACTATCAAAAGTTGCCAAAGCATCTGCTTTTATGGCCCACCATTCTGAACGGATGAACCGTGAAATAACCTTGATGGCAAACTATCGGTTAGGTAAATCACAAGGCTTGACAACGGAAAAGGCTATCGAAACAGCACGGGAACTGAACATAGATTCTCACATGGACTATTCCAGTGAAAATGCAGGTAGGTTTATGCGTAGTCCAGGCATGAAGCTTTTAACCCAGTTCATGAAATATAAGCAGGGCATGTACTTTTTATGGATGCACTCTTTACATACGATGCGAAAAGGTAGGTCATTGGAAGAGCGGCAAGAATCAAGACGTATTTTTTTCGGTCTAATGACAATGCAAACGGCTTTTGCTGGTACACTTGGAATTCCATCAATGGGAGCATTAATAGCGGTATTAAACGTTATAGGAGGAATGTTTGATGATGACGATGACAAATGGGACACCAAAAAAGAACTTCGCTTAGGACTTCATAAAGTGTTAGACCCAATGGGCGATGCAGGTTATAAGCTTGCCGAGACTATCCTTTATGGGGCTGTTAATGCGTTAACACCAATTGAATTACATAACCGGATGGATTTATCTGATGTGCTGATCCGCGAACCCATAAAAGAAATGGAAGGACGCGACGAAGGCGCTTATCGGGTAGCTGGTATTATGGGCCCTACTGCTGGTAACGTGATGGATTTTTACGAATCCATACGTTTGGCAAATGACGGGTTATGGGCGCGTTCAGTAGAAACCTTTCCGATGATGCCTAAATTTGGAACTGACTTTTTGAAAGCTATCCGCTATGCCAATGAAAACGCCACCACACAAAAAGGCGCGGTCATTAAGGAAATGGACGCTCAAGAAATAATGCTACAGGCGTTAGGATTCTCAAGTAGTTATTTAAGCCGTCAGTATGATGAAAACCGTTATAAAATGGAACGCGAAACCCAAGTTGGCGATGCTAAATCACGGCTTATTGCTGATGCTGCTAAAGCCAAAATGGATAGAGATAACGAATCATTTAAGGAATCATGGGCTGATATTCAGGAATTCAACAGGAAATATCCTGAACTACACATCACTATGAAAAATATTATCCAGTCCATGAGAAAACGCCGCAGTAACCAGATTAATTCCGATCATGGGTTGGCGGTTAAACGTAGGTTACGGCGCATTATGGATGAAGAAAACCTGACCGAATAACAAATTTACAGTACAATAACCCTACAACTCGCGTCGTGAGGACGCAACAATCCCAATGAGGATCAACAATGAGCCAAACAAGATCAATCACCTTGCATAGCGCGGCTAGTGCAACGGCAACAGGAACCCCGCTAGATGTAACAGGAATGTCGGTTGCGGTCATTGAACTGACCGGGACATTTACGGCTTCGGTGGCGTTTGAGGCGTTGGTTAACACCACATGGACGGCTATCGGAGCAACCAATTTAGCAACAGGAGTCGCAGCAACAACAGCGACAGCTGCTGGTAAATACCGGATTAATGTCAGTGGTCTGATACAAATACGCGCAAACCTTACTTGGACATCAGGGACATCCATAACAGCCATTGGCACAGCAACAGTATCTGGAATTATTGATGGAGCCGGGGCTGCTGGTTCGGCTTCTAGCGTTGCAGTAACTTCAATAGCTGCCGGAACTAATCTTATCGGAAAAGTCGGCATCGACCAGACTACACCAGGGACAACTGAGAGTGTAACTGTAAAGACTGGGGCACATAGCTTTACTATTAGCATAACCAGGCCATCGGATACCACAGCCTATGCTATCAATGATGCCATTGGCGACACTGGAGGAAGCGCAATACTTGCATTTACTAATATGTGTCGGTCTGGTGGCGGAGAAATATATATCACATCAGTTGAGCTTGAACTGGATGTGGCAACATCTACCATCGGTGCAACTACATTACGGCTTTATAACGCCAACCCAACTGCAATTGCAGATAACGCAGCATGGGATATACCTAGTGGAGATAGAGGAAAATATTTAGGTAAAGTTAAATTAGGCACTCCGGTCGATGAAGGGTCTACAATGTTTGTTGATAATGACCAAATTAATAAACAAATAACAATGACAGGTACAACCCTGTATGCAATTCTAACAACTGACACAGCCTTTACTCCGGCAAGCGCAACAGTTAAACGGATTACTGTTCATACATTGGAAGTGTAATCATGAATCCTAAGTTAAAGCCAATATTGTTTGCTTTACACAGGATGTTCCCTAGCGTGGCAATCTCTGGCTCAAAAGGCCAAGAGCTAGGCGCTGGTTCATTTATCACTGGGCGGACTAGCACGGCAACGGTTGTGGATAGCTACGGCCTGGTTGTTACCTGTGCAGCCGGGGAAACCCGATACACAGGCGGACGAACAGAACGGAACATAGCCACAGCAAGTAGCATCGCCGTTGCCGGAACGATGACACTAACCCTGACAGCCGGGGATTATGTGTTTGTGATGGGCGCAGGTACAGGCACGGCAACTTTTAGCGGGACTGGTGGCGCAACAGGAACCCTGTCAGCTAATGCGTCCAGCCGGACTAGCATGATGAAAACTATCACGGCAGGGACGTTGATAATTACGGGTAGTGTGGCAACTCTTACTCAGGTAATGGTTTGTGATGTGTCAGGTCGTAGCAACCAAAACCCTCCTGAATATATTGATTACAACACGGTTTATAACTGTGGTGTGGTTGGGGTTAAATCCTTTGACACAACCAACGGTAATACGGTATCAAGCAATTTAGTAACGGAAGCGCAGGGAGTTTTGCTTGCAACTAAACCGACTATTTTAGTTGAGCCTCTAGTTACAAGTCTTGTTTTATATAGCGATACTATGCTTGCATCGGGGTCTACTTGGGTAGTAGATACTGCAACACCAGTCAACACTATTGGAGTTTCAGGAAAAAACACAGCAGTTTTAGTGACTGAGGCTGTCTCAACAAATCCCCATGTCACTTATCAGCTAAGAACGGTAACGGCAAATAGCATTTACACATACTGTATTTGCATTAAACCAGGCACTAGACAGTATGTGCGATTTTCTATGGGCGATTTAGCTACACAAGCTGCGTTTGGAATTACAATAAATACGATAACAATGGAGATAAGTAGCTCTGGAGCTGGTTCGTCCGCTTCTATTTTAAATTACAGCAAACAAACGCTAGTAGGCGGCTGGAGTAGATTTACGATAACAGGAACTATTAATTCAGTTTCGGGTTATATTTCAGTAGCACCTACAACTTCGAGCGTTTGGGCAACAGGTACGCCGCCTTCAACCCCAGGAGGGCAAACCTATTGTTTAGATAGTGCGGATATATTTAATAATGTTTTTGCTAGCAGCCATACATCAACAACAACAGCCGCAGTAACCCGCGCAAAAGACACTTTTTCGATACTATCAACAGGCAATATCGACGTAACCAAAGGTTTATTGTTGTTACGGTTTACGGAATCAACCTTTGCAACGGCAATACTGGCTAAATTTATCTCATTGACCAGCGGCAGTAATCTGCTTTACAAAGATATTAGTAACAACAATATAAAGTCCAGTGATGGCACTAACACAGCTAGTTTACCGGTCACGTTCAGCACATTATCTGACTGCATATTTGCTCTAGCATGGTCTAGCCAGTTAGGGCAAATGCTGATTGCCTTGAGTATAGATGTGGGGCTTACTTGGACTTATACCACTGCCAGTTTTGATGGTAGTTTTACCACGGGTTCAGCGATTGAAGTTTTGAACACTATTGAGGTTCCGGCTAACCTGAAAGCGTTTAAAGTTTATCCAAACCTGCCAGGTAATATGAGTGCAACTTTGAGCTGGATAAAACAAAAAGCCGTACAGGAGACAGTAGGATGATAAACCCGCTCACTACCTATGATTACGGTTTTGTCTTTCCAGAAGGCACAGAGTTTGATGTAATGCCTGATGAACTTAAAAAATTCCTTGAGATTACACTAAACGCGGAATGGCCTACTTTTCCGGCTATTGGGACACAAATATTTAACGGCTATGGTCTGTGCCTTGTACGGATGAAAGCCAAGCTTACCAAAGCACAGATAGATGACTTGATACTTTACTTCGGAGTGCCTTGGCGTGTTGCTGCTATTCGGTCTGCCTATAAAATCATAAGCATGGATACTGGTAATATTGACGAGCTTGGGAACCCGATATTTGAACTGGATTATGATTACCCATTGCAGGTAGATAAGGCTGGATATTTGAATTACTGCCTGCCAATACTGGATGCAAGCAGCACGTTTGAAAATCCAGTCTACCGCCATCCAACAATGGCAGATATAATCTACATCCCAATGTTCTCTGGTACGGATGCAATAGTTTTATAATTTCGTTTTGGTTATTAAAGCCTTTGTGAAGATTTATTTATCGCAATTTCCATCATGACATATTTATGCTCAGGAACGATGTAATAAAACTTACCATCGGTTAGCATTTCACATTCACAACACTTTGCTTTTTGTACTAGCGTAAGTTCCCGGTAACGCGAAGATAGTAGCCACATTCCGCCAAACAAACATGATCCGGCTAATACGCCTAGGTAAAATATGTTGATTGCTGTCATTTGATTACTCTACAAATTCAACTAATAAAATTTCTTTTTCATCTTCTTTTGCTGAACATATACATTGTCCAATCCATTTTTCATGGCTAATGTAATCTTTGTTGTATTCAGCAACTAAACCACGACCTTCATTATTAATTTTTATCCACACTTGTGGATTTTTTAATGCACTGTTTGCATATTTGAACCTTGCACCGATAGATAGGTCATCAAATGTCATTATTATTTTCTCGTTCATTTAAACACCACCAGCCCTTTAGTTTTAAGTTTCATCAAAGTTTCAATAACTCCTTCTAAGTGCGCTATGTAAACGTCTTTTCTATCTAACGTCATTGTCCTGAAGTCTACAGAATCATGGCAGGATGAACAAGAATAAGCCCCAAAATCCGACTTAATTCCTCGACCGCTTCCAAACCGTACTTTGTTCAGGTGTGCAAACACTACGGTTTCAGGATTGCCATTGCAAATACCCGGTAGGCGTATTGTACAATTTTCACCACGGGCACTATTGGTTATTAGTTTGCTGGTCATGTTAATATGGCACGTCATTACTGTATTCTGTATATTTTAACCGATTAATGGTTTCATCGCTTAGCTTCATCTTTTACTCCAGTCCATACATTTAACAACCACTACACCTTTACTTGACGGTTTCCTGCTAATAGTAGGCATCAGATCAAACCGTAGGTGATCACAATTCCTATGCAAATGCACACAACTTGCACATAGTTCTGCTTTAGGTTGGTGTGTTATTTTCATTATTACCTCGAATATTATGACCCATAACGCCAATCGGATTATTTAAAATACCTCGCCTTTCGTCCCATGCCTTAATCGCCTGTAGTCTTGATAGGCGTTGCTCTTCGGTAAGCCTTGGCCTTATCGTACAGGGAATTCCTTTAGCGCGTAACCCGGCTGCAAATTGTTCACCGTCCATCATGAAACCGCCTAAATAATATCGTTATCAATCATTAATTGCACAACTTCACTTTGCCCATACAGTGCCGCAAAAGCCAAAGTTCTTTGTTTTGCTAACTGAAAAACATTCTTATATCCAAGTTTTTGATACATGCCATCTACCAATGCTTTTTCAACAATTGTGTCACATACGCCAATCGTGCGTAATTGCTTGGATGTCATCACATCCCATAAATTTTTAAACTTACCTGCAACAACAAATAATATTGAATTTTCCATTTTTGTTATTGCCATGAAATATTTCTCAGGATTTTTGCTTCCTTGGCTTCTTGCATATTCAACAAATGAGTTAATTACATCTGTTTCATTTCGTCTGTCTGTTTTCCCTTCTATTCTTAATCTTTGCCATTCTTCTGTGCTTTGGCTCTTTCCAATTGATGCCAATAGATTTTTACATCTTGCATAATCTTTAACTAGCGTATGTTTAAATTTAACGCTTATTGGAGTGTTATCAATAAGCGTACCCAAAAATATAAACTGTTCTTCGTTTAACCAATAACATTTTTCTTTTGTTCCTCGTTTCTTTGAATTTAACTCGGTATTCATGGTACCGAGTTGTTTTACCTTTTTGATAAAATTGTCAGCAGGTAATTTTCCAAAATCCTCAAATTCTTCCCTGTACTTTTGGATATGGTTTACGACTGCCCTATGGGTTAATCCGAACCCATCAGCTACCAATCTTGAATTTGATCTAAGATAATTTCTCAACATAAATAAAAACCTCGCAAGCCCCGCCTTTTACAATATCGCCTTTATCGGCAATGCACCGAATAACCTGTTTGTCATCATCCCATACTCCAGCATGTGTCAAAGAATCATTTAAGCTCTTCAATCTGTTGTCAACATCATACGACCGTTTATTTATTGGATGCCAAATAGAATGAACAATAACACTGCTTTCAATTTGTTTTATTGATGCACAGATTATCTGTGTCTCAATCCTAAATTTTATAGCATCAACACTCAAATAAACTCCACCATTACGCTTTCTTTTGTAATAATGGTTTATGCTTGGAGGTAATGGCAACGTGACATTAACAACACATTCCCACCCTTCAAATGTTATTGTTGGAAACACTTATACAAACCATTCCTAATATCAACAATCCACCAGCACAGCAATATTGCCGATAACAGGAACAAAATTAAGAACCCGTACACCATCAGATACGAGTTAATTTCTTCAAGAACTTTTTTGATTTTCATAAATCACCTTGTATCGGTTTTCTGTTTCGTCATACTCAAATTCATCTATGGAATGCCCTTTGTCCATCACTGTAATTTGTACAGGATGCCCATCAATCTCACCAATAAAAACACTAGAATCTAAGCACATCTAAATTTCTACATCAGTGGAAAGTTCTACCAGTATTTCTTTTAGCTTTTCTATATCTATGTTCATATTTAATAATTCCTATCAGTCCGTAAAATAACCCCGTGGCTGTGTGCAAATCTTTCAATACAGTCCAGGTATTCTGTAAACTGTTCTACGTTTGCATCAGACGTGGATAACCTGTTTTTGCCTTCGTCGTCCAATATTCTAGCCCACATTTCATCATATTGGGCATAAGTACCATGCTGTTTGATAATGTCCAGGCTCGCCGCAGTCAATGCCCACATTTCACTATCCCGGACGTAAATCGGGAATAGGAAATATTTCCTCATCTTCCTATGCCATTCCTCTACCGTTGTTCCAGCAATCTGATTAACCGTGGTATTCTTCAAATCGGTTAGCCAAGACCACATCAGCCTGTTTTGTTCAGCGCGACGTTGTAGTTCCACCTCATCTTTAGTTTCAAGATTTTTAGGGAGGTTGATTGATAGGATTGCACCTTCTGGATATGGCAATAGCGAATCAATAGGAACCAGTTTGTTTTCTGTTACTTTGAATTTTTGCTTCATATTAGGTGTGTGTTTTAAGTTATACAGTTTTTTAGGTGTATAACGCCTAGTTATGCGTATATTCGTTCGCCCGATTTAGTAAAAGTCGTCTGTATAGGAATTCCTTCTGATTCCGGGCTGCATTTTATACATCGTGAAACTTTTAAAAGCTCGCATTCAACAACGACATTGCTATCATCGTTAGTCTGCTCTTGTCCGCAACGCTCGCAATGAACTATATACTTATGCTTTTCAAAAAGTAGTTTATTTAATCTCATAAAATTATCCATTAGAAATACGCATAACAATTTGTTTAAAAGCGACAAGCCGCACTTACGGCTTACGTGTTTTTATCGGTCTTGCGTGTGCGGCTTGCGCCTTAACAAAGCGTTAGGCTTTACTCTGTAGTCATATTTTTTGAATTGCCGGATTTACTAGCAGTTCGCCACCCATCGGCCCAACATGCTCTTTTCCAGGTATCAAGCAAATAAGGGCAATCTGTTTTTGAATAAAAAGCATCGTATCCAGCCCAGTACGCCGTCTCGTCATATTCGCGCCTAATAGGGGCGCTGTCATTTAGTTCTTTTTTCATCTAAACCCCTCCAGGCCTAACAAGTAGTTGCAAGCGACCCGCTGCCGAGATGTGCTTTGCGTTAATATCAATCATCAGTGCGCGGCAGCGGTCGCCTGAACTAGTCGTTGGGCGTTGTTACGTTTTGTAGTTTAAATTCCGCAAAAACCAAAACGACATAACCATCATCATACTCATCATCCGGCAAAGAGCAAACCAATGGACACTCAAAATGATGGCAACCAGAGTCTGAGTCTTGATTACCGGGCCAACTACAGCTATCTGCCCATCCGTTTTCTGGATCAGTAAACATTACGCAGTTACGAATCACATCTTCAAAAGATGTTTCGTATTGTTCGGTTTCTGGTAACTCGATTACGTCGTATTTCAAGTCAGTCATAATTTAATCCTCAGCCCAACAAGTCAGTCAAAGCGACCCGCCGACGCGGGTGCAGTTTAAAGTTAAAAATCCGGTTACGTTTATCCGGCTCCAGAAGGACGTGTCACCAACGACGCAAAACCTAAAAGGCCAAATAGCACGCCATGGATTAAATCGAAAACGTGTGCGGCTTGGTGAATCTGCACTTTATTATTCCACGAAGAGCAGTGCGGTCTACTTCTAATCAATAAATTGCAGTTTGGCTATCCTGCATTTCCCGTATCTTTCTGAAACTTTTTCAACCATCTTTTTCGCATTTTCAAGACTTGCGTCTTTTGTATATTGTTCAAATACCATTTCACCTCCTGAATCAATCCATGAATGACCAAGCGTCTTATGAGGAAGGTTATTCTCAGCAACAACAACATAAATATCTTGTTCCATTATCATCTCCTAACCTTATTGTGATGTGCTTTATGTGTTACCTGCCTTCCACCAACTTTTGTAGCACTCAATGATGACGACCAAGTAAACGTCGATTTTGAATCTTCACAGTACGCATAGTCATAAAGCTTGTCTGTGTCCAGTTCAGCAACCGGATGTGCCCTGTGTATGTGCCCGTCATGGCTAACACGGTAACATATTGTGGCATTGTGTAGTGGAGTTATTTTTGCACTGATACAAGCGTTTTCGTAGTCTGATAAGCGCATATCATTAACCTTTTAATGCTTTTACAAGATATTCATCAACATCAGGTTGCCTTAATAGCCAAGATTTATAATCTGCTGGAATGTTTTCTATTTTTTCACCCTTGTGTTTACCAAATCCCATTATTTTTGGAATTCTTGCCTGTTCACTTATTAACCATAGTTTTTCAATTGTATTAATATCGCCAAGACGACCAGATTCTTTCATAGCCTGTAAAATCATTTTTAGATTTAGCACATCAACTAATGCAGAATGGGCATTTATAAGGCATTCTTTTGCTTCTTTTGGAAAGAAATAATACATCAATGCTGATTGGGTATGGCTATCAATTTCAGGCCAATAACACCTAGCCAATGCTAATGTACAAATTCTTTTTACATTCGGCTTCCCAATTGCTGACCAGTCAAAATCTATATTGTGTCCAATTATGTATTGGACACAATCAGGCAATTTAAAGCTCGATGATGGAGGACATTTTGAAACCATATCATCAGTAATATGATGAACAGCCATTGCTCCCAATGTAATTGAAACACCTGGATTAAATCGCTGACAAAATGTATTTTCATCATGCAACCCAGAATAAGCTGCTTCAATTACTACTGGTTCATTTATTGAATGGGTTTCAGTGTCAAATATTATTACTTTTTCATTAAATTTAGTCATTATCAATCCCCCAGTGGGTTATATTCAAAACCGGACTGAACCTGCAATATAACATCCTCGCAAGCGTCCAGTTGGTCACTGTTAAATTCCTGCAAAACCGCGTTAAGCTCGTCTTGGGTTTTGCATTGCTGAATGCGTTCTTTGTCGGTCAACTCTTTAACGGCTTCCAGTTCTTTTTTGCGTTTTACATAAACTGGCCTTAACTGCCTTTTCTGATCTTCGGTTAATGTTGATGTGTCTATTGCCAACAACTGTTCTTTGCTCATCGTCGGTACGCTTTTAAGCAATGCACGGATGACAATATCATCAGAAGGTGGTTGTTTTTTACCTGGTTGGCTGGCTGCGTTGCCGTCATCATCATCAGAGGCAACGCCAGTTATTGCGCAAAATGAATAACGCCGTGCATAGGTCATTGCCGAGCCATAACCTTGGGGATCAGACTTAACCGGGTTGATTGGGTATATGCTCGTTATCCATTCACCGGAAGAGTGCATAAGTACGGTTTTTAATATCAGTCCATTATCGGTTAATTCAGTTGTTTGAACCACTGATAGGCCATTATCTGCCAAAGGTTTTTTTGCAGCGTCTATGCAGCTTGCCAAGTCGGCGTAGACACTTTTGAAAAACGGATTTTCGGTATCTTTTTTAGCATGTTCAAGTGAGCCTTGTGCTTTAGATAATGCCTCAGCTAATTTAGCTATTGAATCAGATGTATTTGAATGTCTTTTTACCAGTTGTTCTGTATTTTCCATTTAGCACCTTCTGTATATTTTGGATAAATAAGCCGTATTCATTGGCGGCTTCTTTTAATGATTTAAATTGCTTGCCATCTTCTACACAATAGAAGGCTCTTTTTTCTCTACCTGGGGGCTTTATTTCAACACCCATACTTCTTAACCTAGAAATTATTGTCGGCATACTAAGTCCAAAAATTTCAGCTAATTCTGGGCTTTTAATTCCGCCTAAATATAATCTTTTAATATCATCAATATTATCAATGTGTTTATAAGACTTTGATTCAATCCCTGACGGACGCTTTTTACCGGTTAATGATTTACTTATTTTTTTATTCCACCACCTTTTTTCTACATTTACCCCGTCACCGCCGATAGTAAAATTAGCTAAACATTGTCCTAATGACTTGTAATGGGCTATCCAAAATATCTCTTTATCATAAGCCTGTAATTCGTCATCACATTCTTCTAAAATAGAGGCTGTATAACCGTGCTTTTTAACAATTCTTTTCCAATACTCACTTCTATTACCAGTCGTAAAAAGTCGTTTATCACTACCTTTTCCAACATAAAATACTTCACCAGACGGTTTAGAATGAGCGTAAACATAATATTTTTTCATTACTATAATTCATATAAAATAACATTATAGCATGGATTTAAATAAATAGTTATAATGACTTGTAAAATTCGTTTTTAACATCCTTTTTAGCATGGTCAATCATAGCCTGGGCTTTCGATAAAGCCGTTGCTATTTCTTTTATTGATTCTGATCTCATTTACCACTCCGCAGTTTTTTGATTGATTGTTCAACTTCGTCATTCAGCTTGACCGCTTCATCTTCAAGTTGTTTTATCTTCTTTTCGTCACGCTCGACCCTAATAATTAACCTTCTAAGGTCATTAGGCATAGATTTATCAAAGCTCATAAAATCCCACCAGTCACGCCCTGAACAAGCTATTAGCCAATGTATTTGCCAAAAGTAAATAGTAGGAACCTTTGGATCAATCAAGTATTTAAGGTGAGTTTTTGAATCGGGGCATTTAATTTCTAGCCCGCCATCATCACCAACTAAAGCATCCGGTGATGCTCCGCAATTGGGTAAAAATGGATGTTTTATGAAACTTACGGTTTCAATTTCTTCATCACAATTAAACCAGTATTCTTCCCTTGCTAAAGGCTCGTCATTATTGCCTTTTTTCATAGCTTTACTTTTAAATCCACCAGATAAAGGTTTCCCGGTTATCCGCTCAACCATCAAATGCAGGACGTAATCTTTATAGGAAAGCTTATCCGAACCCTTCGCCATCATGAACCTAACACATGATGACGTGATACACCCGCAACGCAAGGCCAGCCATTCTTCCGTGCCCTGTTCGACTCCGGTTATTATCTCTCCGCGTTTGTCGTCGAACGGGTTATACATTTACAACGCTCACTGATGCCAGTTTTGTTTTTAACTTTTCTGGCAAACTATCTTCAAAAAAACTTAAAAACGTATTTTCATAAATATTACGTTCAAGGTTTATTTCAAAAACTGCTGTCACTGTAACCTTACCTGCATTTAACAACTTAAGGCCTTCTTTGCATGGCAAATTCCCAGTAGAAGGAGTTATAATTGGTGGAGGCGTAATGTCGCGGCTAGGTGCAGCAGTAGTCACCGGACGTTCAACATAAGCATCCTGGGCAGTTTTTGTTTTTGCTTCATCTTCGGCGCGTTGTTTACGCAAAGCTTCCGCCATTTCCATACGGGATTGTGCTTCCTGCTCTGCTTTTTGTTTCCTCAGTGCATCGGCAATCTCACGTTGTTTTTGCGCTTCCTGGTCACGAATAATCTTAGCTTCCATTTCCTGTTTGCGGATTGCATCCAACTCAATAAGCCTATCAAGCCTAGCCTGGAACACGTCATTATTCTTGTCGAACAATGCAGTGCCAATGGTTTCCACATCAAAAGGCGTGTCTATGCCAGCACGTCTACAAGCCAGCTCAACAGCGATTATCCGGCCTTGGATGGTCATTTGCCAAGCGAAGTCATCGCTTACTATCTGGTCAATAATTCTCTTGGCTTGCGAAGCCAGCGCACCTTTTGGCGTGAGCATGGATTCTTTGGGTTCAGGCAACACGCCTTTTCTAAAATCCTTATCAACTCCACGATCCCGGTAGGCTTCGTTAAGCGCGTCCACTAGTGTTTCTTTTATTGCAGCCAAACGCGCCTTTTTCGCTTCGGCAAACTGTGACCGCGCCCGTTGGCGGTTTTCTTGAATGACGGCAACCTGTCCTTTTGTTATCTTTCTGTCTGTGTCTGCTGATTCAGTACGGCGTTTGAATATCGCCGCCGCTGTTTTATCAAGTGCCGTGGCAAATTTGTTCATTGCTGTGGAATCAGTTTCCATCTTATCTTCTTCATCGGACTGATAAACCAGGTTTTTAGTCAGCTCAATTTTAGCTATAAGAAATCTCTGGTTTTCCGCGTTATAAAAATCTTCGTCTGATAATTCTGGCATTACCAACATATCAACCAGGCTTTTTGATTCGATTACTGCAATTTCATTTTTCATTTTTCTTGTCCTCTTTCTTAATAAACTGCTCGATAATGCTTGCCGCCACATCCTGCAAGTTCACGCCTTTACCGACCGCAATCAGCTTTAACTTGCCGTGCAAAATCTCAGGAATCCTAATTTGCTTTAACTTTTCTTTTGCCATTGGATTAATCCCTAGAAACAGTTTTCTTTGCCCAGCAAACAGAGCATCTAACCTCAACCTGTTTGTCCGGGGTTTTGCCCATTGTTTCATTGGCAACACGTTTGTTTTTGCCGTGAAGTTTGTCTTGTCCAGCATGGGCGCAGTTACAGTCAATTATTTTTGCCATTTTCCTTTTCCTTAAATTTAATGAAAAACACTTATGATTGCGCCATATTTCTATGGCGCAGTTACAAATTAAGCCGTCAACCGTTCACGCAAAGCGTAGCCTTCAAGCGCCCATATTTTCTGTCTGGCGTTGTCCTTGGATATTTTCTTTCCCAGTTCTTCGTTGAAGTTTTCAGGGCTTGCACAGGCGCTTTCACCCGTGACAGTAAACCCGTTAGCCAGCTTCAAGCAGCAAATTGTCAGCGTAGTTCCAGGGAACACATAGTAATCTTCACCGACAATAACAGCATCAATCCTTTGTGGTGTCACCCGTGGTGCAGTCAAACCTTTTTTCTTTATCTCTTTTTCAATTTCTGTATCTTTCATTGTATTTCCTGTTTTTGTTAAAATCGCCGCCAGCTTACCAAAAAACTTAACAGGATGCAATAACTTTTTAACATTATTTATTTTTAACAAAAGAGATTGACATAAGACGGTTATTGTGGATAATTGGCGGCGAACATAATAATTTTTGGATGGATTTAATGTTAAACGATTATTTAAAAAGACAACAAAGAAATACCTATGAAGGCATCAATGAAAAGCTTGAAAAGGCATTGAAAAAAGCGGAGTCTAAACGAAATTTAGACAAGGTAATGAAACGTAAAAGGTGGGAAAGATGAGTGAATTTAAACCAAGAAAAGGCAAAAAACAATGAAAAAGTTAGTTAGCGAGTTGTCCGGTGCAGAACTGGATTATTTGGTTGGTATGGCGGAAGAGCTGGATTTTTATGAACCGTATTCAGGACAAGATGTGTTGTTGGTAAGGATTCGCTATAATTTAATTCATTGGAAACCATCATCAAACCCACAACAAGCTTGGCCTATTATCGAGCGTGACAAGATAGTAATAAACCGGAATGGTGAAGAATGGATTTCATGGATTGGATCACTTTATAACAACAAAACTATCCAATGCGGAGAAACTTCACTAATCGCCGCCATGCGCTGCTTTGTTGCTAGTAAATACGGGGAGACTGTCGATGTGTGATATTAAAAAGCAATGGGAGCAGGACGTTTCCAACTATGGCGACAATGCTTTTTTGCTTTGGGAATTCGTAGCAGACAATGGAAAATATACCGAAAGCCTTGATAATTCTGGAATTTCTAAATTTTTTGGAAAAACCGAAGAATATTGTCGGTTTTTAAGGCGAAAAGAATCCGCCGCCCTGACGTTTGACATTGAACGCTCTAAGGCTGGTGATGTGGTTGAAATATGCGCAATGCAGGGATGGGTTAATTGCAATTCAAAAACCTTTGAAAAAAGAAAATACCCGCTAATCCAACTAGATGGCATTAGTGTTTCTGTGCATAACTTGCAGATGAAATACCCACCAAAAGAGGCCAACAAATGAGCATTGAACTGATAATTACGCTGGTATGCGTTCCGTTTATCGTGTGGTTTTTCTCAACTTATGGTGGTAGGTAATGAAATATATTGTGACTAAGAATGAAAACGGAAACGAAGAGATATTCGCGTTTCCTAATGCTATAAACCATGATTGCATGGCTGAGGCAATTCAAGGCATTAGAAACCAATCATTTGGTAATTGGGAAAGGATTTACAGGAAGCCAATATCGGCAGGATTTATTGATAACTATGGATTGTGTTATGGGAAAAGCGAATCATTGGATTTGAAATCAAGACCAGTTGATTCTGAAATATTTGGAAAACAACTAAGAAATGAAAGGAGTTAGGTGGATGGATAACCTAGCAGACTACGCCACCAAATACCTAGCTCAAAAAGAACGTTACCACAGCCGCGCGTTCACCGAAGATTTTATCGAGCGCGTGTGTATCATGGCGGAAAGTTTGGAACACATGGGTGCTGAGTGGCTGTGCCATGAGGCTTATAAAGATTTGAAACTCAGGGGTAAACAATGAAAATTAACCCAATTGATAAAGATTTAAGGTGTTGTGCAAATTGCAAACATTGGCACAAAAAAGAATATATACATTGCCAATGTAGTGGCCCATTTGGTGGTGATTTACCTAAAGATATTAACTGTACATTTGAGAGGCGTAACGATGAACACAAGCCCGACCGTAACCGAAATATTGAAACCGCCATTTTATTGGTATGGTAATTGGCGTGTTACCGTTGCAGTTGATTATTACGGGAAAACAGCGACGACTAACCTTGAATTTAAAACCGAATCAGAAGCCAACGATGTTGGCATAGGATATGAAATTGAAAGTTGAAAAAGCAATTGAGATACTGGAACAGCACAACAAATGGCGGCGTGGTGAAGGTGAGATTAACGAAATGCCATTCAGCCCTTATGAGCTAGGAAAGGCGATTGATGTCGTCGTGTTTTTATTGCCAAGGCTTAAACAAGGCAACGACCGATACGAAAAACTCCGCAAAGTGACACCAGCTAGGTTTGATGCGCTTTACCAGGACAACATGCGCGGTAAAAAGTTTGATGATTTGGTAGACGAGTTATGATTTACGAACTGGTTGAGTCAATCAACATCAACTACCTAATTGGCTTCTGTATCGGGATGCCTATCGGCCTGGCAATCGCCATTTTATTTATTGTGGTTTGTGGGAAGGACGGCAACGATGCGTAATAAAGAGCGAGACCGGATAGCCAACTCGAAAAAGCTTCGGGTTTATCCACGGCATAAAGGCACGGTGAATATTGCTATTGCTCCGGCTATGACTGAATCAGAAAAGTTGGACTTTGAAACGTTTTACCGGGTGATGGGGTTTAAGAAATGAACATAATTAGTTTTGGTGGTGGAGTGCAGTCAACAGCAATGGCAATCCTTGCGGCACAAAAAAAAATAGAAGTTGATGCGTTTGTTTTTTGTGACACTGGTTTTGAACAATCTGATGTTTTTATTTTTATGGAAAAATTCACAATTCCATTAATAAAAAATTCAGGAATTGATTTTTATATTGCAAAAACAGAAGATATTTCACCAAAATATTACGCAGACATGAAGTTACCGCCATTTTTTTTGCTTAACCAAGATGGAGCAATAGGCAGGGGTTCTGCCTATTGTTCGGGAAATTGGAAAACGGATGTTTTTAAACGATTTTGTTCTGAACAATTTGGATCAAAAAAATTCGATGTTATGCTTGGTTTTAGCACGGACGAAAAACACAGGGCTTTAAATATGGCAAAAAAGAACGCATCTAAGCGGATTTTAACGGCGTTTCAGGATGATGTGTTTGGTGATGGAATTGATATAAAACAGACATTAAAAATTTTATCAACTAAGCGCAAAAAATGGAATTATTCATTTCCATTGCTAGATTTTGAAATGAGCCGTGATGATTGTCAAAAACTTGTTATAGATACGTTTAAAAATAATGCGCCTAGGTCAAGTTGTAAATTTTGTCCAAATCATACACAAGACGAGTGGAACCATGTAATGACAGGGAATGATCGGGAATGGCTGGTTAATTTTGATAAAACGTTAAGGATTAAAAATTGGTTTTTAACTAGCGATTGCAAGCCAATTGATGAAATTAAATTTGACCAAAAAAATGAAACAATTTTTACCAGGGCATGTTCTGGTGGGTGTTTTATATAAAAATAATTATTTAATTTTGATGGGGTTTAAGAAATGAACATAGTGGCCTATGGCGGAGGAACGGATTCAACAGCTATGATTATTGAATGCGTTAGTCGAGGCGTAAAAATAGATTATATCTTGTTTGCAGATACGGGCGGCGAAAAGCCGCACACATACCAGTATGTGAAAACTTTTTCAGAATGGTGTATTAAAAATGGCTTACCAGAAATTATTGTCGTTAGGAAAGCTGGTAATGGCGAAACACTAGAGGAAGATTGTTTGCGTAGAAACATGATCCCTTCGATCGCATTCGGATATAAAACCTGTTCCCAAAAATACAAAATCCAGCCACAGGACAAGTTTTTTAATAACTTACCTGAAGCAAAATTAATATGGAAATCAGGTGGTAAATTAACCAAGTTTATTGGTTACGATGCAACCGAAACCCATAGGATTGCTAAATCAAAACTTCGCCAAGATGACAAATACGAGTACAGATACCCACTTCATGAATGGGGATTAACCAGGAAGGATTGCATTGAAATTATAAAAAATGAAGGGCTTTGTTTGCCTGGTAAATCAGCGTGTTTCTTTTGCCCAATGAGTAGGCCAAGTGAAATACGCCAACTCAACCACAATTACCCTGAGTTAATGAAACGCGCGTTAGATATGGAAAAAAACGCCAATTTGACACATCTTAGGGGCCTTGGAATGAATGTTAAATGGTCTGAAATAATATCCACAACGGATATGTTTGAAGATGAATTTTCTTTCATGCCTGAAATGATTTGCGAATGCTACGAGCCATAAGGAATTTAACTATGATCACACAAGAAGAAATATTGGCGATGCCAAAGACTAGAAAGGAAGCGGTGAGGTTGAAAGAGAACAAATACAACGACGGTAAACCATGTTTACTAGGCCATATTTACTGGAAATACGTTAAAGAAGGATGCGCTGCTTGCCATTCCCTGCGCGTAATGGAAAGCAGAAAACGGCGTGATAAAAAACCTGTTGTAAAAGAAGAATTACCGGATGGAATGGTAGACACGCAAGAAGCGCTTAAAATCCTTGGCTACACGCCGCACAAGCTTAAGACGTTGATCGACAACGGGCAGTTTATTGAATGCGTAGGCAGGACAAAACACAGGCGCAGCAAAATTTATAACAGGGCGCAGCTTGATGCGTGGATTGAAAACACTATTAGGATTCATGACAGAGGCAGTTTTGCATTGAATTTGGCTAATAGCTTTATTCGTGGTGCAAAATTATGCGCGTAATCATAAAGGTAATTTTAGTTTTAATAGCATTGGTAGTGTCTATGACGGCATGGTTTTATTGCGCTAATTTTTTGTTATTATATTTTTTTGGAGAACCTAATTGCTCGATAAGCAATTAAATGAAAATTAAATTTATAGGTAAATAGTATGCCAGTATACGAAGATGATGAAATGTTTCAAAAATGGTGGGAAAATTTTCCTTATAACCCGGACTCATTTAGCAAAGAGGCGATTGCGTATGAGGCATGGAAAGCGGCAAATAGAAACAAAAAAAAGGAATAATTCTATGAAAATCAAAACCTGGTCACAAGCACAGAAAGACTTTGACATTTACTATTTCACCGGTAAACCCTGCAAACACGGGCACATATCAAAACGCCAGACAGTAAACGGGGCTTGTTACGAATGCAATTTATTGGCGCAAAAGAGGGCTAGGCATGACAAAAGAACAGCGTGAACAATGGCAACAAGACCTAGCAGAATTAGGCGAGAACGCCCACAAAATGTGGCAATACCTGTGCATGGAAGATCAAGCTAATAGCGAGTATTGGGCTGACTGTATCAGTAATCGGCATTTCCCATTGTCTAAGGGTACGCTGGATGTGAGGCGGAAAGATTTGACGTTGGATGATGCAAAAATTAATATCCCAAAAGGCATGAATAAAGAGTGTTATGAAAATGGTGATATGTCAGAAGGGGCAGTTACTTGCGACCAATGCTTTTTTAAAAAAATAAATAAAATTGGTCATGAATTTTGTGAAAATGGTTATTGGAAAGAAGGTTATTAATAATGAGAATTCTTTGTCATTTTTCGTGCGGTGCAGCCAGTGCGGTAGCCACAAAAATAACCCTATCCGAAAACAAAGACAACGAAATAATTATTGTTTACGCTGAAACCGGATCGGAAGATACAGACAATTTACGGTTTTTGCTGGATTGTGAAAAGTGGTTTGGTGCGCCAGTTGTCCGGCCAAAAAACGATAAGTATTCCGATACCTGGGATGTTTGGGAAAAGAAGCGGTATATCGCGGGGATTAATGGTGCACCTTGTACTAGAGCGTTAAAGATTGATGTGCAGCAAGCTTTTGAATTGCCAGATGACAGGCATGTGTTTGGTTACACGGCGGATAGTAACGACATCAAACGCGCTGGTGCGTTTCGTGAGCATTACCCGAACTTGGATGTTGTCACTCCGCTTATTGAGAAAGGCATCAACAAAGCGGCATGTTTAGCCATGATAATAACGGCTGGAATACAACCACCAAGGACTTATGCAATGGGTTTTCCGAATGCCAATTGTATCCCTTGCTGTAAAGCACAATCGCCAAGTTATTGGGCATTGGTTAGACAAGAATACCCTATACAATTTAAAAGAATGGCTGACTTATCCAATGAACTTTGCGCAAAGCTGGCGGTATTAAAAGGTGAACGAATTTTTGTAGATGAAGTGCCAGAAGGTTTCCCGGTGACGGAAGCGATAGCGCCTGAGTGCGATATGCTGTGCCACTTGGCTGAACAGGAATTTAACTAAAGTTGTGATTTTAATGAATGATTTAGACGACCGCCATTATTGCCGTGACTGTGTAAATTTTAATTACAATGGGCAATGCAAGGCAAGTAAGTTTAGGTATTCGCCGTGCGATATTTGTCCAAAGCGATGCGTGGATTTTCGCAAAAAATAAGGCAATCTTCACACGCAAGACAAAAAGGCCTTAACTGGCCTTTTTTTGTGGGTGAATGTTTTTGTATTTGATTAAGAAATATGTATCTGTATAATTAAATTTCTTATTCTGTAACTTTATTAAATTACTATGAAAGACACTAGAAAAAAAGCTATTAAATCGGGTGAAATGTACTACTACACGGGGAAGCCGTGCATAGTTGGGCATGTGTCAAAAAGAACTACGGTTGATGGGTCGTGCTATCAATGCAGAATTGAGAATCAAAAAAAACATAGGGGAGAAATTAGGTCTTTAGTAAGTCTGGATTGCAAAAATATCATAAAATCGGGTGATAGAAATGGCAAATCCCTGGTTTAGGCTTTACGCGGAATTTGCTACAGACCCAAAAGTTCAGATGTTACACGAAGCGGATCAACGCCGATTAGTTATGCTTTTTTGTTTTAGATGTAACGTTACTGTAACGTTACCTAGTAACGATGTAACGATGTTACATGATGACGAGGTAGCGTTTCTACTACGAATAAGCCCAGAAGAATGGCTAAAAACAAAGCGTATTTTTATTGAAAAGGGATTTATTGACGAGGGAAATAACGTAATCAACTGGAACAAGAGACAATTTATATCGGACACAAGCGCGGAGAGGGTTGCGAGGCATCGAGAGGCAAAAAAAAACGCTGAAAAAGCATCAAAAAAAGGCGATGTAACAAAGTGTAACGTTACAGTAACGCCCCCAGATACATATACAGAACATATACAGAACATAACATATACAGAACATATAAAAGAAAATACGCGCCATAAAAAACATGACGCTAAAGAATTATTATCTGAATACGAAATTAACGGACAACTAGCAATAGATTTTATTAACCACAGAAAATCTAAAAAAGCCCCAATAACAAAAACCGTTCTGGATGGGATAAGTCGGGAATCTGAAAAAATAGGCATGAACGTTGCTGATGCGGTGCGGATGATGATTGAGAGGAATTGGCAGGGTTTCAAAGCGGATTGGGTAATAGCAACACCGATAAACAATAACGGAGCAAATGGTTATGAACGAAAATCAAGAATTAGCTCAGCGGAATGGTTCGACACCAGCTGCATGGACGATCTCGACCCGTAACGATAAAGAACGGACTGCAAACTGTGTCACCTCGCTGATCAATGTCATGAAAATAGATTTTGGTCATAAGTTCATGTCCAGATTCCCGACTGACGAGGATTTAAGGCTCTACAAGCGGCGTTTATATGTAAAGCTAAGGGACATTGACCTTTCTTTAGTTTCTGACGCTTACGAGCTGTTTATTGACTCAGTGCCCACGCCAGAATGGACTCCAGACATTCCGCAGTTGTTTGAGAAAATAAAGCAGGTCGAGAGAGACAGAAGAAAAGCCGAAAGAAACAGGGTTGAAGCTGACACAGTGGCTTTGTTGCCTACCCCATCAACGGTAAAGGTTGATCCGGTTGCTATGTTTGCGGAGGCTAAGGCGAAAAATAATACGTTTAAGACACATGATGAGTGGATAACCCACAAAAATGAGCTACTAAAAAACCACGAGGCAATTTTAATTATTCACGGCATGAGAATTAGAAAGCCTCAGCATGGACATAGAAATTGTTGTGTGGTTGGTTGTCGCGGAGCCGGGACGATAAGCGGTGGAACTAAAGGGGATGATAATTTTTATTGTCTGGATCATTGGAGATCAGCTTAAAACAAAGCGATTTTAAAAAAAGAAAATACAAGCCCATAGCTTTGCATTGCATTTATGTGTTATTATTTTTTTATCCCAAATTCATGGGCAAATTTAGCGTTAAATCATAACGCACACTCGATAGAGAGAATCAAAATGACAGAACAAAAAAAGGTATCGGCACAAAAGGCTATTTTTAACTTTTGCAAAGGATGTATTTATGACCCAAAAAACGGCGGGTCATGGCGCGAACAAGTTGAAAATTGCACCGTTTCAAAATGCGAGCTTTATGAACATAGGCCGCGATCTTCTGAATACAGAAAGCTACAGCGTGAAATATATCTGGCAAGCCTGACCCCTGAGCAATTACAAGCAGAGCAAGAAAAAAACAAAAAATCTGCAATGGCTTTGCGAAAAAAATCAATTTGATACCATAGGTTTTTCATGAAGAGAATAATTTTATATGAAGAGAATAATTTTATATGAATGATTGGATAAAAATTGAGCAAAGAATTTGACAATAGTTGATGGTCGAGTAAAATAACTACTGTTAATATTTTTGTTAAATAACCACATCACGCCACCCGTGTTGTGATTTGTAAATAAGCCTTAGTCGGTTACATTGCAGTGTCATAATCTTAAAGTTAACGGGCTTTTTTTTGACATAAATTTTAGGCACAAAAAAGCCCAACTTAATGGGCTATGTTTGGTTAAATGTCAGTTGATTCGTCTGGTTTTTTCATGTCATTAACAGTTTTCACCAAGTCAAGCGCCGAATAAGTTTCCATCAATATGTCGGCGCATTTTAGTGCGGCGCGGATGTCGATAACTTGCATACCGTGCCCATAAGCATCGTCGATAATGTCAATAAGCTTTTCTTTTAGCGTTTCGTAGTTCATGCCACAGCCTCCCTGATAAGCGAAACCACCAGTGCATGGCGGCTGATATTCTTTTCTTTAGCCAAAGAGTTCAGCTTTACCAGAGTTTCATCGCTCAAGCACACGGATATTGATTTCCCGCCGCCTTCAATCTTTGGCCTCCCGGCTTTTCTTTTTTCAGTTGTCATTATTTAACCCCATTGTCACGCACATAATTATCTGCCTTTTTTGCAGGTGTTGAAAAAATACCTCCAGTAGCGTTCTGCCCTGCTATGTGGGCTGCGCGTAAAAGCGCGTTTACCTCAGCAGCAGTAAATTTCTTGCGGTCTGGATTGTCAAATTTTGCGAACCTGCCTTTATTGTCCCTTGGTAATGTCATTTTTACCTTCAATCATTTGTTCTTTAAATAGTTTAAAAGACCTTGCCCAACTATTTTTTGTGCAGTCATAACAATATCTAGCCATTTCTTTATTGGTAAAACTGTGGGCAATAACCTTGCTAATTTTCCATCCTACACAAATTGTCATGCCACATTTTGAGCATTTGCCGTTAAATATTTTTAACGTTTCGTGGAGTTCTCCATTGATGTATTGAAAAGCCATTAGCAAGGGTTATGCGCCGCAGCTGCTACCAGGTACGACACCAACAAAACCACTACGCACATTAACACCACGTCGATGGTTGTTATGTGTTCACGTATTGATTCACGGCCTAGGCGAAACTGTACCGAGTCGTTTGCCGCGTGTTCTTCGTTGTCGAAGCTGATCATAATTTACTCCAACTTTGTAACCGCAAAGCATTCTTCCGGTCACGTTTTTCTTGTGCTTTTTGGATAAGAATTTGTCCGGTTGGTGAATTTCTTGGGTATTTTGATGGACTGGCGTGTCTTGATATTCTTTTTACTTCTTGTAATCCGCTATATGGAGCAAAACTAAGTAATGCTATTGCAGATAATAAACGTGATGTTTTCATTTTATACGCCTAAATAAATCGCAATTGTAAATAATAGAAACAGCACCGCTGTGCTTCAATTTGCATAAACACGTACGCTAACCGTGACACAATGCTGTTTATTTTGCCACTCCTTTGCGCCGAGTGGCTTTGCGTAATACTAATATTATCTAATTTAATATCATCTAAAATTTACCAGTTATTTAAATCACCAAGGAGGTTTTAATGTACGCATTTACATATCCTGTTGCCGGCACCGAGATCAATTATATAATTTAGACTCTGTTTTTTGTCTTTGCTGTCGCATTTAAATACTCCAATGGTTGTTTAAAAAAGTTATTAGGTACACTAAAAAGGTACACGTTCGCGGTTTGGTGGAAAAATAAAAGGTTCTGTTCCCGATATTTCTATCTCCTCTCATATCACCTATGCCAGATTGAGCATTTTCACCACCCGATAGCGCACTTTTGCAAATGCGCTATGAGCTGGTTAAATTTTCATATTATCCATCCAATAAATTAGCGTTAAAATAAAATAAAGCGTAATTATACCATTAATTTAATTACTACAACAATCAATCTTCCCATTTTGGTTCACGCACAAAATACAATGATAGCGCGTGTTCTAGCCAAAAAAATCTAACAGTAAACGCAAGGCCACCACATTCTTGCTTATCAAAACTAATGCTGACTGACGGTATCACCACCACGGTACACATGCCGTGTATATCGCCGGAATAACCAAACCGTTTATAAAAATTCCACCGTTTCATTAAAAACCCATTTTCATTGATTCTAGCCATTCATCATTTACTGGGTTCAATAAGTCAACTGAACTTCCTAAAACCAAAACTTTAAAGTCTGTTTTTTTAATATCAGATTGATAAACAACTCTAAAGTAAGATGGTTTCCCCATCTGTTGGCACAACACCCCGCCATCAGGGATATTGTCCCACCAGTTATCATCTACCAACTTATAAGCGGCGATGAATGGCTGCAAATAAAAATCATCATGCAACGTTTTGATATTGCCAAAATAAGCAAAATTGTCTCCATCAACAAAATGAAACCCGCCAGCTTTTGCTTCCAAAACATACCCATCAACCAACGCGGTTAAGCATTGTGAAAGCGTTGAAATTTCAATATTTGCTTTCACCAGTTTTTTACCAGGCATGATGACCGGGAGTTTTTTGGTTTCCATTTCTTCATAGAGTTCAACTAGATCGTATTCGCTAATGCTATTAGATAAATCGTTCCCTTTAATACTCCATGTATGTGAAATCCACTCGTTACACGTAAGAATTGCGCCATGAACACAAAATTCACCATGACCATCAATCGCATAAATACGTATAGGAAGTCCAGAAACTGTTTGATAATTTCCACCTAATTTAACTTCCATCACAACCTCACAAAAACAACGCGCCGACGATCAACGCTGATGCTGAGAAAAATAACGCCAGTCCGGAAATGATGCCAATGTGCCAGCGCCCTATGATAGTTTCTATACTCATAAATTACCCCTTGTTTTTTGATGATTCGCGTTGTTTGTACCATGCCCGTAACTCAAAGGCATTGTAAACAACAGCGCGTTTCATTTTTACCAAAGCCATTTTTTTTATCTACTGGCCTGATAGTGCAATCAGGATGGTTAAGTTGATTTCGTAAGGTCTGATGATTAATTCCAATTTCTTCTGCAAAATCTGTAATTGATAATAGTGGCGGACGTGGAATATGTTTTTTTGGTTTTGGTTTCGATAAACCATTAGGAAAGGTCATATCACATCGCCTTGAATTGAAAATAACAAAAATCATACCCGATTTTATTCAGCACAAGACCTGAATCTGCAAGCATCTTGCGAACCTGTTTTAACAGTCTCCACCGTTCAGCTAGCGTTGAATACGATTTAGTTACAACCAGTATCACCACATTGCTGCGGTATGCTTCGATTGTAGCTCCAGGTAATTCTTCTGTCAGTTGTCCTGCTATTTTATAGATGTTCATTTTCTTTCTCCGTTGTGCGCGTGGTTGGTTTAAGCGCAGATGATTTCTTCAATGTGATGATTATAAGTAATGCTTGGGTCACTTTTTGGCAACATGCCAGCAAGTAAACATTCACCATGTTTGCTATCTTGCCAAAGTGTGTATCCGACAACCATATCATCTGAATCGTCTTTTGCGGTTGGCATTTTTTTTATATTTCTTGTCATTTTCACTCTCCGGTTGTGCGCGTCCTTGCGCGTTAAATTTATTAGTCGGCAGTCGGTGCAGATTAAAATGGTTCAATCGGAATAATGAAAGTCGGCACACCTTCACAACGATTTTGCCATGCCCAAGAACTGGCAATAGAAATAGTGCCAGCTATCATTTGCCCACGTTCCATGTGGTTTTGTCCTTGTTGAAAAGACGAAGCGGGGACAACCCACCACCAAACGTTTCTGATTTCAGTAATTCTTTTTAATTCAGTCATGACACACTCCAAAATTCCCAGGAATCCGACCTGGCTGCGGACTTTTTAGCTTTTCTAAAAAGATGGCTCACTATAACCACTTTAATTAATTAATGCAACAATTATATTATTTATTTTAAGTTAAGTTGGTGGTTGTGTATAATTGAGTTTTGTTACGTTATAACATTACATTATGGTAGCCAAACGGTTTATTGATTGGGACGCGATAGAGAGGGATTATAGGGCAGGAGTTAAAACTCTACGGGAAATGTCTGCCGATCATCATGTGTCACATGTATCAATAGATAAACATGCTAAAAAGAGAGGATGGACTCGAGACCTTGGCGAGAAAATAAAAAAAGAAAATTTAAGGATTGAAGAAAAAGAAAGAAGAATAAAAGCAAAAGAAATAAAATCCAGAGGGAAAATAGTTCTTCAACCAGATAAATTAGATGAATTTGATTCACAAGGTTTTTTGTATGTTATTTATTTAGACGATTCGGCATTAGAAAGATATTATAAAATAGGAATGGCAAAAAATTTTAATTCAAGATTTAATTCTCATCAATGTTCATCGCCTTTTGATATTTGTGTGGCAATGGCATATTTTGTAGGCAATATGAGGAAGGAAGAGAATGACTTGCATCGTATGTTTTCTGAAAAACGAATTAAAGGAGAATGGTTTAAATTAAGTGATGACGACCTTAAAGTAATTGCAAATAGGTGTTTGATTTATGGCTGAAAAATTCAGCGTAGATATGACTAGCCTTGAAAAAGAATATAGGGAAGGTAAAAAGTCTCTTCGCAATATCGCTGATGAATTTGGTATCAGTGAGGCTGTTATACGCAAGTATGCAAAAAAGAACGAATGGGTTAGAGACCTGTCAGCTAAGATAAAAGCTAAGGCTGATGAAATCGTGCGCAATGCGTCTGTGCGCAATAGTGTGCGCATAAATGAAATTGAAGTGATTAAATCCGCAGCAGAGTTACAAGCCGGGGCAATATTACAAGAATCTGACGAAATAAAAAGGCTATCAAGAATTGCCGAATCGTTTGAATTTGAAATTGAAAAAATGACATCAGAAGAGGATTTAGAGAAAAGAACTAAAATACTCAAATCGCTAACTGAAATCCGGGAAAAGATCATCAATTTACGGCGCAGGAATTTGAGGATCAATGATAACTCGTTGGGAGCAGCTGATAGTCCAGTAGAATCAATAGCAGATATAATCCGCGCAGCAACAGGTAATGTGCTCAGGCCGCATGAATAAAGAATTGCTAGACGCATTCAAGGAGATAATTACCGACCCATGGCAAAGGATCACATCCGGCGCACTGTACAAGATTATAGACAAGCAAGGCCGAGAAGTTCCTTTTATCCCAAACGCTGTTCAGCTTGAGTTTTTACGCTCAATCCATTACCGCAACATCATCCCTAAAGCGCGTCAACGCGGATTATCGACCGTCATTCAGATTTACATGCTCGATAGCGCACTGTTTACGGATAATTTCAAAGGCAAAGTCATTGCTCAAGACGAAGATGCAGCCCAGGCTATTTTCAGGGATAAACTCAAGTTTGCTTACAGCCATCTGCCTGACATTATCCGCGCTCAATACCCGCTACAATCCAACAGCAAAACAGAAATAGAATTGCCCAATGGTTCGAGCGTTTCGGTGTCAACGTCTGCACGGTCGTCAACTGTACAAATGCTACATGTGTCGGAAATGGGCAAGATTGCGGCTAAATACCCGGACAAAGCGCGTGAGATAGTAACAGGATCTATTCCTGCCGTGCCTCCTGATGGCCTAGTGTTTATCGAATCAACCGCCGAAGGCCGCGAAGGTGAGTTTTACAAAATGGTGATGCAAGCCAAAAAGCTCAAAGATAAAGGCGTTAAGCTGTCACCACTCGATTACAAGCTGCATTTTTACAGTTGGTGGGACGCAGAAGAATACCAGTTATCGCCTGAAAACATAACGTTTACACCAGCTGATTGCGAGTATTTCGGAAAACTGGAAATGCAATTAGGCATATCAATCAGCTCAAGCCGCCGTGCATGGTACGTTAAGACGCGCGAAGGGTTTGGCGGTGATCATGAGAAGATGTTCCAAGAATACCCTAGTACCGTCGATGAGCCATTTCAGGTATCAACTGAGGGCACATATTACGCTGCACAGTTTTCAGAAGCGCGTAAACATGGCAGGATTGGACGTGTGCCACACGATCCCACATTACCCGTCTATACCTCATGGGACATTGGCGCGAACGATGAAACCGCAGTATGGTGCATTCAAATCGACAGGAATGCGTTCAATGTGATAAATTATGTTGAGGCAAGCGGCGAATCTTTTTCATATTTTGTCAACTGGCTGAAAGAATTAAGATATACTTGGGCAACACATTTATTACCACATGACGCTGCACACACAAGGCAACAGGGATTAAGGAATAAATCAGCTCAGGAAATGATACAAGAGCTTGCGCCAGGATGGAAGCTGGAGATAGTACCGCGTATACCTGAAACGATACAAGGCATCAACCAGGTTCGAGATATATTCCCACGTTGCTGGTTTGATGAATCGAATTGTGATGTTGGCTTAACTCATTTGGAACTGTACAGAAAAGAATGGGACAAACAGCATTCATGCTGGAAGGATGATCCACGGCATGACATCCATAGTAATTCCAGCGATAGCTTTAGGATGTTCGCCCAAGCATTTTCAAGCGAGCAGATAACATCCCGTGAGCAACGCAAAAGAACATCGACACGACAAACAGACTGGAGATTGACATGAAGTTAAATATTTGGAAAGCCAGTTATGAATGGAGCTATAAATACTATGAACAAAAAGAGGACAGATTCAAAACTCTTTTAGTACCTACAATAAAGCATGTTGCAACAAAGAATAAATGCTTAATTGAGTGGATTGATGAAATAGAAACACTAAATGGGGTTTTAATATGAAAGTTTTAAATGTTTGGCAAGTGGAATACAATTGGAATTTCATATCATCAAGCGGAAGTTCTACATATACAGTCGAAAAGACATCATCAAAGGCAATTCTAACCAATGGCGATAGTTTAGGCGACGTGATTAAAGCCATTGATGTACAGATAAAATTGGATGCTTGCGGAAACAAATCAATGAATAAAGGACTGGTATCAGCGATATGGTTAGGAACGGCAATTAGTCCAGAGGATTAAAATGTATACAGATGATCGCCGAGACGGCGAACAAGAAACAGAAGGTCTGACGCTATCTGAATTCACGAAGTATTTCCACGAGATACTATCGCAGCCTATATGGAGAGCGCAAGCCGATAAAGAAATGGATTACAAAGACGGCAACCAGCTCGATTCAGAAATACTTCAAAAGATGAAGGCAATCGGGATGCCTCCTGCCGTAGAGCCACTCATCGGTTTAGCAATCGAATCAATCCTAGGCGCGGAAGCAAAAAAACGCACAGACTGGCGTGTTATACCGGATAGTGATAAATCAGGACAAGAAGTTGCTGATGCTCTCAATTACAAGCTCAATCAGGCGGAACGTAAAAGCCGGGCAGACCGGGCATGTTCTGACGGTTATGAAGGTCAAGTCAGCGTAGGATTAGGATGGGTTGAAGTGTCACGCGAGTCCGACCCGTTTAGATACCCATACCGCTGTAAATCTATAAACCGCAACGAAATATTCTGGGATTGGTTTGCAAAAGAACCAATGCTGGATGATGCCCGTTATCTCATACGCATGAAGTGGACTGACAAGTCCATAGCCAAGCTAAATTTTCCTGACCATGCCGAACTACTAGACTCCATGCTATCTGGTTGGGTTGGTTTTGACGCATTCATGTTGGATGGTGGTAAATCTACAGGACTGGCTATTGCACAGGATGTTGAACGCGGATGGAGCGTAGAGGAACAACAATGGCGTGATATTGAACATCGACGTATCAGGCTATTTGAGGTTTGGTATCGCAATTGGGAAAAGGTTTTAGTCATCAAATTGCAAGATGGGCGCGTTGTTGAGGTAGACCAAGACAACGACATCCATATGCAAGCCATAGCCGCCGGAGTCGTCTCTCCAACATACGCCACTATCAGCCGTGTCCGTGTCGCCATATTTGCAGGGCCTCATAAGCTTAGCGATGAGCCGTCACCCTACATGCACCACCATTTCCCTTATGTCCCGTTTTGGGGTCACAAAGAGGACAGGACAGGCATTCCGTATGGTCGTATTCGCGGAATGATGTATATGCAGGACAACATCAATGCGTCACTAAGCAAAATTCGCTGGGGATTATCGGCTACGGTTACGACGCGCACAGAAGGCGCAGTGATAGATGATGACGAGACATTCAGACAACAAATATCACGTCCTGATGCGGATATTGTCCTCGATGCCAAGGAAATGGCAAAGCCAGGTGCAACATTCAAAATTGAACGTAACTTTGAGCTAAACAAACAACAATATGACATGCTCACTGATGCCCGTACCTCAATCCAAAAGATTGCCGGGGTGTCGAACGAGTTCCAAGGCATAGACAACAAATCGCAATCTGGTGTGCAGTTCAACGCCCAGGTTGAGCAATCCCAACAATCGTTGGCTGATATAGATGACAATTTCAGGGAATCACGGCAACAAGTTGGCGAACTGCTGTTGTCAATGATTATCCAGGATTCAATCGGTACGCCGGAAGATGTTCTGATTGATGGCGGAGCGATGAAGGACGATAGGATAATCAAGCTGAACGAACCTACCACCGACCCTGAAACAGGAATTGAATATCTCAATAACGATGTTGAACGGACACTGTTAAAAGTGGACTTGGAAGAAGTCCCTAGCACACCAAGTTTCAGAACCCAGCAACTATCAGCCCTCAGCGAAGCATTTAAAGCATCACCTCCTGAATACCAGCGGATTATGATGCCGCACCTCATGAACCTAATGGATGTGCCAAACAAAGATGACATCATTCAGGCCATTAAAGATGCTGATTCACAGCCATCGCCGGAAGCTATCGACCAGCAAAATAAAGTCAAAGAGCTGGAAATTAAGCAAATGGTTACTGATGCCCAGGTTAAGTTGTTGACGGCACAAAGCGTCAAGACTATGACAGAAGCCCAGTTTGCAGCCATGCAAGGTGGCGCACAAGTGGCCTCGATGCCAGCAATAACACCAATAGCGGATGTAATTATGGAAAATGCCGGGTATCAGTTACCAAGCCCTGCCGGAGTAGACCCTAATTTCCCACAGCCTGAACAAATACCAGCACAACCCGTACAACAAAACACCTCACCACAATTGCCGCCAGTGCCACCGTCACCGATGACTGGGGTTGAAACGGCTAGAACCAGCGATAACCTCTAAGGAGACCAGCATGTATTTAGTAAAAGCGTTAGCCACCGCCACCGTCCCAAAACGTGTAGGTGTCCATGAAATAGACAATTGGGTTGCCGGGCAAATTGACCTGGTTGAAGATGCCCTGATCCAACAATATCGGGATAGTACCGATGTTTTTACCATTCTGTCACATGACGGCGTATTGACTGACGGCGTTAAGACTGGCGGAACCGTATCGGCAATCAACACGATGCAAGGTATTGTCAACCAAACTGTATTTACGTTGTCATCATTGGCGCAAACTGTTGTCAATGGCACAGAGTACCAAGGCACAAAGATTTATGACTTTCCTGCCGGGCGTATTTTAGTCCTAGGTGTCGTCGCCTCGATTGCACAGAAAACCACATCGGCACTAGCCAGTACATTAAACGCCTCTTCAACAGGTGCGTTATCATTGGGCACGGCGACCGCATCATCAACCACTCTTGATAGCACAATGGCTGATTTATTGCCATCGACCGCGTTCACCTCTTCGGCTACTGTCAACGTTGCCGGGACTGCTGTTACTGGTGCATTGGCTGCATCGGCGCAGTTTGACGGCACATCAACGGCGATTGATTTGTTTGTCAATACAGCCTATGCAACCACTGGCGATGTGGATGCCGATGCAACACAAACCCTATCCGGTACTATCACTGTTACATGGTTAAATTTAGGAGACGTGTGATATTTAGTTTGACTTTTTGAAAAACGTGTATAATCAAGACAACTCCATAGCGTAACCCCACGAAACGGGGGTTTTCACTATGAAAACATTGGAGCTTTAGAATGAAAAACGCAGCTTATTTTGCGGATAACGAAACAGAGTTTATGGAATTGACAGAAGAGCAACAACAAGCCGTCTTAAATGGCGGCATTGCTCAGGGCGACACTGAAACAACCAAAGAGGTTGTGGAGGAAACTAACGATACGCCCGACGTTAGCGAAGAAGAAACCAAAGACGTGCTATTGGCTAAGGACGGGAAGAATATTATCCCCTTCGAGCAATTGACGGAAGCGAGACAGAAAGCGGCGCACTGGGAAGATGTTTCTAACCAGCAAGCCGAAATAATCAAGCAACTGCAAGCAGCGAAAGCCGAAGATAAAGACACAGGCACGACAGATGCACAAGACGCACTCATTGCCGAGTATTCAGGGGAATTTCCTGAAATAGCGGAGGACATTAAGCCCTGGCTGGAATCCTTCATAAATAAGACGCGGCAAGCTATGCAACTGGCTTTTGACCAGAAACTAGACCAACAAGTAAAGCCGTTGCAACAGTTTTTGCAAGAAGCCGAATTGGTAAAACACTTTGCGGAAATAGCGAAAGCACACCCTGATTATGAGCAGGTGGCGCAAGACCCAAAACTTCAAGATTTTATCAATTCACAACCGTCATTTGTCCGCCAAAATTACCAATGGGTTTTCGATAACGGAAGCCCTCAACAGGTAAGCGAACTGTTATCGGCATTTAAGCAAGCTCACCCGGTTGCAAAGACTGAACCGGATGCAAAGAACAAGGCTAAAGAAATCATTTCAGGTGTCAAACCTAAAGTTCCAAACAGTTTATCGGACATTCCCGCTAGTGCAAACACAACGCTGGATGAAACCGAACAGGTGGCAAATATGTCACCGACACAGTTGGAAAATTACTTTAATGGCAAGTCACCTGAACAGATCAATAAAATTTTAGCCAGGCTTGGTTAAGGGTCATGTCGTGATGACACGCCCGTATTAAATTTTAGCACCGTCGTGATGACGGTATTTTCCTATAACTGGAGTTATATATGCCTACCCAAATCCCTTTTGGTTCGGATCAGGCCGTAAAGATTTATTCAGCGGGGTTATTCCATACCTCAATGCAGCGCAATACAACGCTGAATAGATTGACAGGCCCTATGCCAACGCAAGCGAATGCCGAATCAAGCATCCGTATGCAATCCTCAAACACTTACCCTATTGTTGTCAGCAAAGACCTTTCAAAAACTGCTGGTGATGAAATTCTCTTTGACCTTGTAAACCCATTGGGTGGACTGCCTATCATGGGTGGCGAGAATGCCGAAGGTTTAGGCGAAGCGATGACGTTCTCACAAGACCGTTTGCGTATCAACCAAACTCGTAAGGTTATCTCTGCTGGCGATACCATGAGCCAACAACGCACCAAGTGGCAGTTCCGCACTTTGGCACGGGCACAAGGCGAAGCCTACATGAATCGTTACCAAGACCAACTTATGTTGACGCACTTGGCGGGTGCTCGTGGTTTTCACAATAACATCGAGTGGGCAGTTCCTTTAGCCTCACATCCAAAGTTTGCCACTTACTGCGTTAACCGTGTAAAGGCTCCAACAAAAAACCGTCATTACATGTCAACTGGTTCCGGTATCGAACATATTTCCGCTTCCGGTAGTGAAATTACGCTATCAACCACTGATGTGCTGAACACTGATGTAGTTGACGGTTTACGCACATTACTGGACTCTATGCCATTGCCTCCTGCACCTATCGTGTTTGATGGCGACAAGGCCGGAGCTGATAGCCCATTGCGTGTGTTGCTGGTGTCTAGTGAAAACTATACCCAATTTGTCCAATCAACCAATTTCAGGACGTTACAATCCTATGCGGTTGCACGGGCTGCACAAATGGGGCAACATCCGTTGTTCTTGGGAGAAGCCGGATTATGGAACGGTATTTTAATTGTTAAGATGCCTAAGCCAATCCGTTTCTATGCTGGAAATGCGCTCAACTATTGTGCAAGCTACACCAGTGAAACTGAAACAACTTCCGATTTAGTCCCTGCCGCTTTTAGCACTACCCACGCCGTTGACCGTTCCTTATTGTTGGGCGCTCAAGCTTTGGGTAATGCGTATGGCATGAACAACAAAACCGGGAACCCTTTCTTCTGGTCTGAAAAAGAACTGGATCATGGCGACAAGCTCGAAGTGCTAATTGGCATGATGAACGGGTTGTCTAAAATCCGGTTTTTGATTGACCACGGCGATGCTGGCAGCCAATACACTGACAACGGTGTTATTGCGATTGATAGTGTTGTCAAAATAGCTGGAGCATAATCATGGCTAATGTGACCAAGAACAAAACTTTATTGCAGAAACAAATGTTTTCGCCTTATGGCAATTCATGGGTTGACGTGTTCCGCCTACAAACCAACTCGTCAGGTATCATGACTGACAGTGACCAAACCACAGCATTGATTCAAACCAATGTGGTAAGGCTTGGTATACTTCCTGCCGGATTGCAACTGCATGACTCGTTGACTATCGTTTCAGACGCTTTCACGGCTTCAGTTACCTGCAAACTAGGCTGGGCGTATGTAGATGGCGTTGATGTCACTGCAACACCGCAAGACGACGACTATTTTAGTGCGTCGGTTGCCCTGAACACTGCCGGACGATATGTCGCCAACAATACGGCATCTGCTGTGATCCAATTACCTAAAGACGCTTATCTAATCGCCACTATTGCCGGAGCGGACAACGCTTCCGCAGGTATTGCCGATGTGATTATCAAAGGCGTTTGGTTAGGATTGCCATCAGCGGTTCCTGCCTAACAAATCTGGGGCGGTAAAACGCCCCTTTTCATTACAGGGTATTTATGACACCTATCAAATATATTGGTAAGCGTCCTTTTTATACAGAAGGCGCATACGGGTCAAAGATTGAATTCAAAAAAGATGAAACTGTTTTAGTACCGGAAGAAATCGCCATCAAGCTATTAAAGCATCCTGATGTGTATGTCGAAGGCGTACCGGATAAAGGATTAAAATCGGCGGTCATCGAGAAAAAAGAAGAAGAGGATAACCAGGAAATTATCGACAGCGTAGCGTTGATGGATGCCAAAGCCGTTATCGAATTTGTTCAAAACAATTTCAACATCAAGCTGGACGGACGTAAATCCGTTGACACGTTACGGGCAGAAGCAATCCACCATATTGACAGGTTTGGTATTGTATGACCGTTGCAGAGCTTAGGACGTTATTCAGGAGCCAGTTAGGGGATTTAGTTACGCCTTACCTTGTCAGTGATGTAACGTTCTTATCATATCTTAACGAAGCCCAGGAAGAAGCTTGTGACAGGGCTAACCTTCTGTTCGACAAGACAAGCGCATTTTGTACATTGTCTATCGTTGATGGAACGTCAGTTTATGCGTTGAACAATGGCATTTACTCTATCACATATTCATCATTAACTGACACTTCAAGCGTTGTCTATAAACTTTCACATAAAGACAATGTGGAAATGGATAGGACGCAATCGGATTGGCGGACACTGACCGGACGGCCTGAGAATATCTTGTTTTATGATAATTCTATTGAGTTATCACCAGTGCCCGATGATACGTTCACGCTTAAATTGGAATGTTACCGTTATCCGTTAGCAGCTCTAGCATTAGATGCAGACGTGCCAGAAATAGGACGTAAGCACCATAGGCATTTAATCAACTGGTGTCTGTACCGGACGTATTCCATGCCTGATAATGAATTCCATAACGTACAAAACGCGGAGTTCTTTAAGAAATTATTTACGGACATATTTGGCGAGCAACCCAGAGCCAACACGCGCAGGAAGCAATACCAAAACATACCAAAACATAATAAGGTATATCTTGCATGATAATGAACCCCGTTAAATCCTCAAACATAACCCATATCGGACATGAAGGCGATATGATGCACGTCACCTACAAGTCAGGCAATACCTATGCTTTCCAAGGTGTAAATCCCGAACAACACGCCGAATTAATGTCCGCAGACAGTCATGGAAAGCATTTGGCTCAAATGGGTTTAAAAGGCGTTAAGGTGGAGAAAGACAATGCCTAACCGGACAGCGAATTTAATTGATATGGTGCTTTGGTTTTGTGCAGGGTTACAGGCAGTCGTCGTATACTTTACACCGTTCTGGGGTTTGTTTGGTGCGATTATCATGTACCTAACCTACCGAAACAATGAACGCCGCAAGAACAGGCTATTGGATTTGCAGGTTGATGAAATTGAAAAGCGTCATGCCATCATGATGTCGATGTACAAGATACCAGAAGATAATGACTGATGGATATGGAAAAGTTAGTCGAGCGTGTTGTCATACTTGAGACAAAAAATGTCGAACATGAAAGGACGATTGAAAATATCCGGGAAGATTACCACGATGATTTAAAGAGGCACATCGAGCAAGAATCTAATATTTTCAACAGGCTTGAATCCAATATGGAAAAGATAGCCGGGAAAATAGACGCCATCGAGAAACAAACATCCGGCTATAGGATGATGGTAGTGGGTGGGATAGCCGTATTTACCATGATGGTTGCGGCTATTAACTGGGTTGCAGGTATATTAAACATGGACATTTCAAACTTACTTAATAAGATCAAATAGACGGATAAACTTCCCATCGCGCTTTCATCCTTTCAATAACTTTAGATGGTGTCCTGCAACTATTCGGATCATCGTTGTTCATATTCACAACCAACGGCTTAATGCCAAACTCAACGCACATATCTAAGTAAGGCTGCATTTCATTAATCGTAGTGAATGTATTGCTTACCACAACCTGCTTACCTTCCGACAACGCATAATAAACCATTCCAATACACCAATTATGCGCGTCAGCAATTTTTTTCCTTTCGTAGTTGTAGTTACCTTCATCATCAGTAAAAAACATGTCAGCGTTGAAATTTACATGTCCTGTCATGCTCTTTGCTATCGTGCTTTTACCGCTACCAGGTAGGCCGCGTATGATTACCAGTTCAGGCTTAGTTCCCATAATTTAATTCACCAGCAATTAGTTGAAATACTGCTTGTTGTTTTTGGTTAAACTCAAGTTTATTATCGTTTAATGGCCCACCAACACAATACAAATGAGATAGCGCATTATCTATGTTTGTCTTTAAATTCGACAAATCATCACGCAATTCTTCTATTTGCATCGCTTGTCTTGCTATTAATTCATCAGTTGTCATTTTCTTGTGTTCCATTTGTCGATAGTTTCTTTTCTTGAATCCCCATGAACTTCTGCACCACAGCCATCACAACAAATATCATGGCATAGTTGTGTTTCATGTATTTTCAATATGCTATTGTAGTTGTAACTGTATTCGCCATTCGGATAAAGCGTATCAGAATCGTTTATGTCTATGATAGAACCACAGAACGGGCATGGTTTTAAGATGTCAGTCATAAATAATCCATTTTGATTTGTTTGGTGGGCAACTGAGGATTTGAACCTCCTGTCTACCGCCCGACGTTTTTTTAAGACGCCTGATTTACAGTCAGGTGTCGGGAAAGTTGCCCGTTGTTATTTAATCCTAACCCATCCGCAAGTAAATCCAAATATCCTACGTACATGTCCTAATTTTGCAATGATCATCTTGTCTAATTCATCAACCGTTTTCCACTCTGATAAAATGTCTAATTTAATACATCCTCCAGCCATATCGGTTATTTTTACGGTTAACCTTCTTGAGTAATAATCAATCAGCAAAACATCGTCTATGTTGTATTTGTTCATTTTAAACACACTTAGTTTTGTTGTTAGTTACAATTTCAATAGACAATAGCTATCATTTAGACCGTATGTGATGGACTACTAATATCTATTCTTTATGCTGTAGGTAAGCAATTTTGAAAATTCACGAAATTTTGTACTCGATATTTTTCGCTGGTATGTTAGCAGCATGGTTAATACCCGAAACCATTACATCCTTGTTAGTCATCACTTTGGCGGTATGTGTTTGGATTCCTACATCCAACGGTCGGCCTATCCCCGTTTCGCAAATCACTTGTTTACCCTATCCGGTGCATCTGTGCGGGTTAACACATTATCTTGTAGCGGCACTTGCTATTGTTCAGTATATTCCAGTCCAAATCTTATTTGAAGCAAGAATATTTAGCTTTTTAATTTGTTATTACGGCTGGCGATTGCACCAAGATTCTCCCCGGTATCGTGTTCCACCTTCCCGGTTTCATAGTCTTGACGAACACAGGTGGCTTTCGGTATGCCCGGCAATCGCCATGCGTAATAACAAAGATTGGCTCTTATGCTGGAATAAATTTAGAGTCATAAAGACAAACCAGATTATTTTCAAAAAACTAATCTTTGTTGCCACTCCTTTAACACGAATGGCTTTGGTAGCTTATTTTTTCTCGAAGCCTAGAACACGCTCCTAGGTTTTTCTGCTAACCCCAAATAGTTGGTGGCGGGTGGCGTCTCGGCATATCCCCTGAATTACGCATCAAGGGCGGTGCGTGTGTTTCTAATCTATTCGCAAAACACCCACTAGATAGGATGCTTAAAAAAACCAAATGGCTACTTGCTTATTTCCCTTTCGGAACACAATTTTTGCTACTAGGTACACGTTCATTGCTTAATTGGTACGCTTTCGCTTGGTGATGACAAGTTACGCATTCACCACCCAACAGCCGACTCGTAAATCGGCTCTAGGCTGGATAAGAAATAAAAAAAGGCAATTTAACTGATAATTAAATCGTGCCTCAAAGGCACGATTTGGACAGTATAAAAAGCAAAAAAAAGCCGCTTAATCGAGAGGGGAGCTTCTCTTTAAACGGCCTTTAATAAACTTTGATATTCAGACTCCCCAGCACAAATATCAAAACACGCGCAAATATTACCACGACTTTTTTATTTGTGCAAACATATTTTAAATTGAGGTATAATTATTTTAACGGGTTATCTGGCTCCCGATAAAGGCCGGAACTATTAGAGATAAAACCTAATGAAAACTGAAATTGAAAACGCAATAAAAATCTTGGCTGAAAAAATAACCTGTGAAGTGAAGGCTGACGAGGCCTTGAAGTTTACACAGGCCGCATTAAATCTGGCGCATTTGGGATCGGTATTAGCCGATACTAAGCGCTTAGAATCTAACTAAATTTGTTGGTTGAGTCTAGCGTGAAACTCCTATTTACAGGAGAATTATGTTAGGCTCAACGGCTTTAAAATGACAACTCCGAGTTAACATTTAAAACACAAAAACAAAGTAAAAACAGAAACTTAACACGTTCAAATACGACTTAAAAGACGCTTTTAAAAGGAAAAATAATGGCAAGCTTATACATTACAACCGATCCACCATCAGATATAGATTATTCTATGGACGGTAATATAAAAGAAGTTATGCTTTATGGTGAAACACTATTTAGCAACACTGTTAATGTTTTAGGGTGGGAAGAAAAATTATCTACTTTTATTAAAGAACAAGAATTAGATGTTGATACAGGTCATGGGTTAAATGCTTTTGTTGTTAAAATACAGGAAGATGGTTTATTAAAATGAAACTACACAAACCCCACATCATCAAACGCAACGGGCTATGGCAGGTAAAGATTAAGCACAAGGCCGCTACACGCACATTCAAACCCGCTTCAACACCTATTGAGGCGTGGATGAACCGGATAGACAAGGTTAAAGCATGATAAACACAAACTTTCTAACAGAAGATAATGGCAGTGATTCGTTAATCAGACTAATATGCGTGATAGCTATGGTCTGTGCGGTATTTTTTGGGGTAATTGCTGTTATCATGCACAGCGATATTGCAAAAATATTGGCTAGTGATTTTATGGACATGACACTGTTTGCCATTGCAGGAAAAGTAATACAAAAGCCATTTGAGCAGAAAGTGAAGCAGGACTCGCTTGATCCTAAAGACGTGGATGATTTGAAATGACAAACTTGCAGAAATACAAAAATCACGCAAATAACTGGTGAAACGCCTTAACATACCGGATTTAAATAATATGGCAGCAACAACAGAAGCAGTGGCACAAAAATATATTGGTACAAAAATCATTAAGGCCGAACCTTGCGCAGCTTGGAAGCAAAGTGGCAAATGGGGAGTTGGCGCTGATGGCTATAGGGTTCAATACGATGACGGATATGTAAGCTGGAGTCCTAAAGATATTTTTGAAGCGGCATATCGCCCAACAAACGGGATGCCGTTTGGCTTAGCTCTTGAAGCCATGAAAAAAGGTGCAAAAGTTAGTCTTTTGGATGCTACGTTTTATTATTTTTATGATAACGGTTTTTTTGTTTCGACGTGGGCATCAAACAAGGTTGATAAAGTTGCGCATTTTACTGAATTAGAAATTATTTCAGATGACTGGATGATTGTAGAATAATGGCACTCATAAAGCTTTCAGACGGTTGCTGGGTAAACACAAAACGAATTGCATCAGTGACGGTCAATGATTCATCCAGTACGATTACAGTAAGGATGGATGACGGCATAGGTCATTGTGTCATGGCTGATTATGGCAAAGGGATTTATGCGACAATGGATAAATTGGTAGCTGAAATTAACAAGGCGGATGATATATGAAACACCACGAATTAAAAACCGATCCCGAGCCATTTAGTGCAAGTTGGTGGGGTTGGAAACAGTATGAAATACGCAAGAACGATAGAGACTTTAAGGTCGGAGATCAGCTAAGCTTGCGTGAAACCGTCTATTCTGGCGAAGAAATGAAGGCGGGAAAGCCACTTAAATACACTGGTCGTTGCCTTGGAAGAGAAATAACCGAAGTCCGCACAGGTTACGGTATTAAAGATGGATGGTGCATCCTAGGCGTAAAGGTTGTATAACAATGGATGACCGGATAATAAACCTAATCGCAGGGCACGAAGGCTATCGCTGTATGCCGTACCTGGACACAAAAAACATCCTAACCGTGGGCATAGGCTACAACCTTGAGTCCAATCCGTTGAACCTGTCACCGGATAAAATTGCACAGATAAAAAAGCACGGCATCGGTGAAGTTGAGGCCAAGTGTTTATTGTTGCAAATGCTTGAGATACTCGCGCACGACCTAGCAGGAAAGCTTGACTGGTGGTCAAAATTAAACCTAGCAAGGCAAGCGGTTTTTCTTGATATGGCGTATAATATGGGAATACCACGGCTGATGAAGTTCAAAAACACTTTGGCCTGTGCAAAAAGCAATGACTTTTTCGGCGCGGCAAATCAAATGCTACACAGCAAATGGGCAGTGCAAGTAAATCCACAACGGCTAATGTATGGGCGTGATAATACGTTAGCTTGTATAATGCGTAACGGTAGGTTTTAATATGAATAGAACTGAAGAAGAAATAATAAGCGATGTAAGGGTGCTTCTTTATGATTCAGTAAAACCATATTTTTTTACTGAAGATGTAATAAAAATATTGTTTAGCATGGCTATTACTGAGTTGATGCTAATTAAAGTGAAAGAATTTCCTGAAATGGAAGGGAATAGAATAATCAGGTTTATTTATGAAGAATGTAAAAATCTTCCAATGGCAAAATTAACTTACGATAATGCCTGACATAACCATGTGCACTAACCAGAAATGCCCACAAAAACACATTTGCTACCGGGCACAAGCTAAGCCTAATGAACATCAAAGCATGGCTGAATTTGAGTTTGTGATTATTGATGGTGTGGTTAAGTGCAAGATGTTTTATCCAATACAGGTGAAATTATGATAAAAAACGAAGATGGTAGCGTTACCATTTCAGAAAAAGAATATGAAAGGATTGTCATTAGGATGGCTGGTGCTGAATATGGTGGTGAAGAAAAGGTTATTGAATGGGCGAATGATGATAGTAATTTAAGTTGGGAAGGCGACAAATGGTATATTGATCCTTGTCCAGATAATGACGAAGAAAACACTGCTTCTAATGGTCACTATGTATTAGGTCGCAGCAATCCTTATGGTGAAATTGGCTTAGGAGTTGTTATTGATGTTGAAAACAATGTAATGTATGGTTCAAACCAGCCTTGTCAATTATGATAATCAATTCATTCAAAGGCATAACCAACACACAACCTATTAGGTCAATGCCTGATAATGCTCTGTCGGATGCGGTCAATGTCGATATTACCGATTCAGGTTCAGTTATCGTAAGGAACGGTTACGCCCATACTAAAACATTTAACGTGTCATCCGTGCATTCAACTCAAGCTGGTGATTGCTTTGTCATATCTGACACCACAAGTTTATGCAGGATTGATAATAACCTGAATTTACTTTATCTCATAGACTCTACGGCAACGTCATTTTGTGATTATGGAGATTTGTTTTTTACGAATGACGGGATTATGGTTAAGGGTTCAGACGCAATAGACCTAAAACTATTAAGACCGCCATTTTATCCGCCAGACATATCAAGCGGGGCTAATCCAGAATCGCCACCAGGGATTTATTCGGCGATGCAAACAATCAGCGACAGGTTTGGTGGGCTTGAGTCTGGTACCAGCCCTGTAGTTTCTATTGAAATGGACGGATCGGGCGGGATAACCGGATCATCAACCTATCCATATCCAACCATCTATTATTCAAATGCCACAGGAACAGGGTATTTTACAGACGAAGGAACGCAATTACAGCCTTGGTTGATAGGTGCAGAAGGGTTCCCGGAAAACGTTTCACAAGTGGAATTCTTTGACGGTAGCCTGTACTGTTCGGTTGATAATGGTGAAGGAAGCTCTGCTTTAATATGGTCTTTACCTTTTTTATACCATTTATTCAATTACTCGAATAACTTTGCCATTATTCCTGGATCAATACTTTCCATGTGCAAGGTTAATGCAGGACTGTTAATCGGTACGGATTCAGCCATATTTATTTTTGACGGGCAATATCTGACACGCTTTGTAAATTATGGCGTTATACAAGGCACATCTATGGTAAAATTACCTGATGGTGAGGCGTTAGTTTATACCAAGCGTGGCATTTGCAAGACAGGCGAGCCATTCCAAAACATGACTGAAAATACCGTGTCATTGCCACTAGGTTCAATATGCCATGCTTCACTGGTTTATCAGAACGGTATTAAGAAGTTAATAGTTTTGAATGATGGTGATGGCGAAGCGTTTAATAAAAGTTTTTAATTTTCTGCACCGCCCAGAATAAATAGGCGGACAACCTACCAACGTCGTGACGGCGTTAAAATCACAATGAGGAAAAAGCAATGCGAAGATCAACTGGCCTTTTTAACGCCATCCTAGCCGCCGAACGCACAGCAATGGCGGCTGGTGTCATCCGTCTCTATGCGACGACATCAATACCCACATCCCC